GGTCTCATTGAATTCACCGCCACGCATCTTGACGTTGGTCAGGTCGATCTTGTTGAGGCTGCCCTTTGAGATGACGGTGGACAGGTATCCCTCATCCATCAGCATCCCGACCGGGATGTCATACGCGATGCCGTCAAATATCGCATCATTGCCCTTGTGCAGAAAGCCGCTGTCGAGCCGGTACGGTGTCGCTGTCAGCCCCACGATCTTCACCATCGGGTTGCACTGTTTCAGCTCTTTTATGAACCGACCATAGCGCGTCTCGCTGTTCTTTGGGATCAGGTGCGCCTCATCGACGAGCACCAAGTCCGGCGGCGGCACCATGTTTGGTGCCTCTTGATAGACGGACTGGATACCGGCAAATGTGATGGGCTTGTCCAGACGCTTCTGACCAATACTCGCGGAGTAGAACCCGATGTCAGACTGCGGGGCGATCTTGAGCAAGGTCTTGGCATTCTGCTCGAGAAGCTCTTTGACGTGCGTCAAGATCATCACGCGCGTCCCGGTGTACTCCATGGCATCCTCGACCAGCTTGGCAAGGATGGCAGACTTGCCTGCGCCGGTCGGGGCGACGATCAGGGGATTGTCCCCCCGGCCATCGGCCCAGTACTGATAGAGGGCATCTATGGCATCCGCCTGATATTTTCTCAGCTTCATGCCTGCATCCTCCCGGCGTATAGCGCAGCGCTGTTGCTCTCGTTCCTCACGACCTCTCCCGTGTCCTTGTCGGTGTACTCCACCCAATCCTCGCCGGTGTCGCTGACCTCGAGGTCCGGCGGCATGATGTGCGGGATAAACAGATGAGCTTCACAGCCCGGCTTCATGTCTCGCCCCTTGGCGCAGCTCCAAGCCCCGTCTCCGCCCCGCTCTGGGGTGGCGTGTGCACAGGTGCGGCAGCTGACCTCTGGTATCTTGCAGCCGTGACAGACGGGCTTGTATGGGCAGAAGCGGCACTTGAAGAACGATGGCTCATCCGACAACCGGGAAGGCGGCGTGGCGGCATGCACAATCCTCTCCGCCTTGGCCATGAGCTTCAGGGCCTCGGCTGCGTCGTACTTGATCCGCTCCATGTAGATTTCGTCGGTGTTCTTGTTCACGGCGAAGAACGCGCAGCGGTCGATCTCTGCCAAGTGCATGCCGATCTGACACTGCGCCCAGTAGACAGGCTTTGTCTCTTTCACGCCCTTGGCCTTGGTCTCGGCAAAATTTTTCTCGTTCATGGTCTTGAACTCGAGCGTGTGCGGCTTGCCGCTCTCAGTGAAGCCCTCACCGACGCCGTCCAAAGACAGGGCGAAGTGCCCATCGCAGGCCGTGAAGCGGATTTGCTTTCCGGTCTCGGGGTCGCGGTCCCATACGGTCACGCCAACAGCGCGCAGGTTGGCCACGATCCGCTCTTCCTCACGGTCGCCGGTCTCGAACAGGCGAAGCTGGCGGCCCTCAAACTCTGGCGACCAAGCCCAGCGGAACTGATACCACAGCGCCCGTTCGCACTCGTTCCCGATCTGGGACCCGCCGAGGTGCGGCCGATGGCTGCCCTTGCGCTGAGCGACATAGTGCTCGTAGATCGCCTTCACCGTGGCCGGTGTGATGTGTTGTTCAAGGTTCATGTCATTCCCCGTGGTACTGCCAAAGAACGGCGTTGCAATATCCATGCACTGCGCCAATCGTCAGGCCAGTTTGGTGGCTGTGATGAAGGTGAACGCCTTTATAATTAAAGGACGCTGGAAAAAGTTTTGTATTGATCGGCTTTTCCAGCACTTTTTCTGGAGGATCACATTCAAGACTTCCACCACAGTGATAGCATAGGCCGGACTGCAGCGCTTCATATTGCGATCTAACAGCGTGTCGCTCAGAAAACGACAGCTTGTCGTAATACTGTGGGAGCTTGTATGGCTTGAAGTGCTTCACTTTTCCTTCAAGGTTCATTGCTCCAACTCCCCGCGCGGGTAATCCACATTGAAGTGAACAGACTGCGCCTCAAGGGCAACACGGTACGACGTGATGTCGCCGATCCCTGTGCGTCCAGACGCTCGCTGATATACGAAAACCGCCCTCGCCTCCGAGCCGTGCAGCTCATGCACTGCATCAATAATCCTCTTCAATTCGCCTATCGTCATTTGCGCCTCCATCTATCCAGCACTAAGCCCCCGCAGGGGCTTAGGTCTTGATTGACGTTACTTGCGCTTCCACGGCGGGGTGGCACCGCCAGAGGCACCACTCGAGGCACCGGCCGACACCGTCTCCTGCGTGGTGGTCTTGCCGACAGCCTCATAGCCCGCGACCTCGTTGGACGCGCTGTACTGACCGTCAGCAGGCTTTACCTTGACCTTCACCATCAGCGGCTTGTCGTGTAGGTCGCTGGAGGTGCGGGGGGTCATGATGCCAACCGCGTGGCAGATTGCCGACAGCGTACGATACGCGATCTCGGTCGCTGTTGCGTTCGGGTTGTTCAGGTTCAACCGGTCGGTCAGCTTGCGACCCTGCATCGGGCCCTCGATCACCTCGAGCGACAGCTGAAGGTAGCTGCCGGTCTGAGCCTTGGTGGGCTTTTCCTCTGAGGTGGTGATGACCGCCTTGTACCATCCGGCGGGCAGGGGTTCGTAGGCGACGTTGGGGTCAACCTGATTGGCGTCAAAGCCGTTGAATTGCATCGTTTTCTCTCCTTACTTCGCTGCAAATTTTTCGAAAGGGTTTCCGGTCTCAAAGCTGAAGGGCAGTGCGGCGCTGATGCCGAGCCGGTTCTTTGAGACGTTAGAGGCTACCGGGTGGCAGATGATTTCCCGCTCGCCCGTGCTGATTGCGCGCTTCTTGTCGCCATCGCCGCGCGTGAACGTCTTCAGGCGGATGAAGCCGACGATGTCCACGTTGTCGATGTAGTGAGGCATGGACTTTTTGTGCATCCGCACGGTGTACCGCGCGTAGGCATCCATGTCGGGCAGGTCCAGCGTCTCTGTGTCGGCATGGCCGATGAAAACGACGTTCATGCCCTTTTCATAGGCGAGGGCACCCATCCACTCGCGGACCTGACGGTGCTTTTCTGCGGCTGCAGCATAGCCCGCCCCGTAGCCGCCACCGGCTTGGTTAATGCTCTTTGCCTTCGGGTCTGCCGCGACGATCTCGGCCTCGATCATCGTCGCAAGCTGGGTGATGCTGTCCAGAACCACGGTCTTGAAGTCGTGCTCCTGCGTGGCAAGGGCCTCGATCTGGTCCAGAACATCTTTGGTGGTGGTCGCCACATCGAACAGCGACACTTCGTCGTTGCCCATCAAGCTCATGGTGCCGTCTTCGGTACGAATGAACACCGGTTTCGGCATCATCGCGGCGAGCGTGGTCTTACCCGTGCCAGCCTCTCCGAAGAACGTCATGATGAGCGGCCTGTCGCCTTTCGGCTTCGACAGGGCTTTCAGGTCAATTGCCATGTTGAGCAACCTCCCCACTGTGGGCAGCCAAGACGCCAACCATCTGGTCCCGGGTCAGGCAGTCCAGAATTGCGGCCTGCGTTCCCGTGTTCGTCAGGTCCACGTTCTCGACGGCCGACATCGGGATGTCGAACGTCCCCAAGTGACTGATCGTCAGTTGGTATTGGACTTCTTCATTGTCAGTCATCACACCTCCTCCACTTTCACGCCGATCTTGCCCGGCTTGGTTTCAAACGCGGGCGCGATCTTGCGCCACGTCGCTGCGTCATTGGCGGCCAGCCACTTACAGCCAGCCGCATCAGCCTCAAACTTCACCTTGATAGGGGCGAGGTCTTCCGAGACATGATGCTTCACCGTTTCCCAGACCGTATAATCAAGCTTGCGCGCCACCGGCTGGGTGAGCGTGATCTTGAAGCCTTCGATCTTGTGGGTCTTGCCACCTTCGTCGGGAACATCCAGCGCTTCTGCCAGTTGATCCTCGATCTTGATGCGGGCCGCGTTGGCCTCGTTTTCTGCGCGCTTGGCATTGAGCCAGTCACGCGCAAGTGCTTGCACGTTGGTCATCCAGTCCTCTCTTTTTCACATCCAACACCAGCACACTTGCAGAAACTTTCAGCATGTGCAAGATGTTTTTCACGATATTAAAAAAGAGGCCAAAAAATGCTGGAACTACACAAGATACAGGAGATGCTGAAGGACAGACGTCTAGCTGTTGTAGCCGATAGGTGCGGACTTTCTTATCCGACCGTCAAGCATGTCGCCGACGGCGGCAAAAACGTGACGCTGGCGACCCTGACCAAGCTGTCAGACTACCTGAAGGGCGACATCAATGAGTGATGCAGCATCCCTTGCTCGGCGCTACACGTCAGAACTTGGGTGGTATCTGGTCGCCATGCCTGCCGGGACAAAGGGCCCGACAGCGTTTGGATGGCAGCAGCCGGAGCGCGCGATCTCCAGCCCAGACAAGGCCGAGGCATATTTTACGTCCAACCCGTCGCACAACATGGGTCTGCTGCATGGGCCGTCTGGCACCTGCGCCCTTGACGTGGACAACGTGGCCTACACGCGCCTGATCTTTGAGGCCCTCGGGATCGACTATGACGCGATCATCGCATCGGCCCCAAAGATCGTCGGTCGACCGGATCGCGGCAAGGTGCTTTTTCGCGCGCCAGAAGGTCTAAAGACACATAAAATCAGTTGGCCGTCCAAGGACGATCCCCGCCGTACCGAGGTGGTTTTTGAGCTTCGCGCCGGGTCTGTTCAGGACGTCCTGCCCCCATCGATCCACCCCGACACCGGCAACCCGTACACTTGGGCTGGCCCGAGCGTGTTTGATGGCCTGCCCGAGATACCCGCGCCACTCCTGACGCTCTGGACTGAGTGGGATCGCTTCCGCACCCAGCTCCAGCAGATTTGCCCATGGGCACCGGCAAAGGATTTCCAGCCCCCGCGCAAGCCCCGCGCCCCCAGCGAACGCACCAGCGTCATCGATGCTTTTAACGATGTCCACGACATGCACGAGCTTCTGGTGCGCTACGGTTACCGGCCTACGGCCCGCAAGCGTTACCTGTCCCCCAACAGCAAGAGCGGCCTCGCCGGTGTGATCCTGTTCGATGACGGCCGGGCTTACAGCCACCACGCATCCGACCCGTTCGACAGCGCCCACACCTTCGATGCCTTTGAGCTTTGGTCCTATTATGAGCATGGCGGCGATGTGATTAAGGCTGTGAAAGATGCCGCCAATTTCTTGAACGTGTCGTCTGACCCGGTGCACGAGTATGAGCCTGAGAAAATCGAGCACGGCCGGAAGGTCGCCGCCCAAATTCTCGCCAAGCCCAAAGAGGCAGAGGGGCCCCTGTCCGACATCCCCGAGCACCTGCTTGGCATTCCCGGCATCCTGCAAGAGGCTGTCCATTACTACAACACCACCGCCCCCAAGGAGCAGCCACAGTTCGCTGTTCAGGCGGCTCTGGCCTTCGGTTCCATCGTGATGGGCCGTCGGTGGGTGACCGATCAGTCAAACATGTCAGGGCTGTATTTTGTCAACGTGGGCAAGTCCGCTGCAGGCAAGGAGCACACCAAGACCGTCCTCGAGCGTCTCCTCGAGGCGTCCAGCCTCGAACACCTGATCGGCCCAAGCGGTTATACCAGCGCCAGCGGTGTTTTTTCGGCTCTTGTCTCGCAGCCAACCCACCTGAGCATCATCGATGAGCTTGGCCGCGTCCTTCAAACGGCGCAGGCTGCAGGCAACCACCACAAGACCGACGCCCAGACCATCCTGATGGAGGTGTTCGGTCGCCAGACAAGCACTCTCCGCCCGCAGGGCTATTCCAAGATGGGCATCACCGAAAAGCAGGCAAAGGAGCTTGATAAGGTGGTGCGCTGCCCCAGCCTGACCCTGATGAGCATGACAACGCCCAGCACCCTCTACGACAACCTGTCCAGCCGCTACGTCACTGACGGCTTCTTGGGGCGCTTCATCATTGTGGAGAGCTACATCGGCCGCCAACCGTCCCGCATCGTGCGCAGCATCGATCCCGGCGAGCGGCTCTGTGAGTGGGCCCAAGAGTGTGCCACAGCATCCGATGGCAACTTCGGCCCGGGCGAGACGTTCGACATCGCTCCAGCCCCGACCATGCTGCCCTTTGCGCCAGAGTGCCATGAGCTTCTGCGCGCCTGCGATATCGATCTCCTGCGCAAGATGGATGAGCACGAGCGGTATGGCCTTGAGGCCATGTTCGGCCGGACAAAGGAGATCGCCCAGCGCTTGGCCCTGATCGTTGCCAGATCGCGGCGTGAGGAGCAGATCAGCGCCACGAGCCTGCAGTGGGCCATAGACTACGCGACCTTCTACTCGGGCCGCGCTGTGGCTGCGCTGCGCAAGTCCCTCGCTGACGGCCCGTTTGAGGCAGCCTGCAAGGCGGTGTACGCCAAGATCGAGGCGGCCGGTTTGCGTGGTGTCACGGCCCGTGATCTGTCCGAGAATGTCCGGGCGTTTGCCAACCTCGAGCCCCGCAAGCGGCAGGACGTTTTGGACACTCTGGTGCAGGACAAGGGCATCGCGTGTCGGAATGTGAACGAGGGACAGCCCGGCAGGCCAAGGATGGCGTGGTTCGCACCGGGGGAATGAGAAAGGGGGCCAATGGCCCCCTATTTTTTTGCAACCCTAAACTCGTATCTCGGCCTGCCTCTTTTTCCGACACTGGTGTGATGGCACTCAATGTCGCCGTCATCAAACGCAGCCTGAAAGGCCAAGATTGTCCGCCCCCTATCTGCCTCTGCGCTGCGGTACGCCTCAAAGATTTCCCGGATAGTTGGGGACCCTCCCTGCAGATCGATCAGCTCCAAGACCCACTCTCTGGTGAAGGGGGTGCTGATGACACGCTTCCTGCCGCCCGTCATGGGTGGGAATTTGTCAATTTTCATGCATTGTCCTTTCCTTGTTTGCACGTTTTGTTAATAATACGGACAAAACAGTTACATTCAAGCCCTTTCAATTCTGCCCTATTATGTGGACAGCCACCTTTTTAACTCAAGTGATTGAAAGCAAACGACAAAATGGCAAAAACATTTAGTTTCGCGGACAAATGCCCTCTCCCGAAGAGGCGGGGGCGCTAAGGTGGGGGTGCAAGAGAGAAGGAGGGGGTGGGCAAAGACCCGCATATATATAGCCCCCCGCCCCCCCCCCGGGCGTGGTGTCTAGTAAAACAAGGAGATAACGATGCCGAGTTTTGCGGACAGGTGGTGTCCACATAACTCCGCATAATTGCCGCAATAATGTTTTCTTGATCGGCTCGAGGCTTCGGGCTATCGTCACCCCACGACCTCTCCATGGGATCGCCTGCCTTGACTTAGCCCAGCCTCGCGGCTGGGCATTTTTCTCGGGCAGAACAGTAAAACTTATCATCAAAGGACAAGAACAATGGCCGGTGGAAAACGCATCTCAATCGACATGATGAAGGCCGCATGCGAGCGGAACTGGACGGTGACGAAAACGGCCCGGTACTATGGTCTGCATAGCAAGTCGGTGGACGCTGCATGTGAGCGGTTCGGGGTGGTTCTGCCGCTGCACGACGCGCCCTTCTTCGGGGACTATGGTGTTCTCCAAGAGGCCAAGGTGCCGAAGGTTCGTGCGACCAAGAAGCCAAGCAACGCGGTCTGGTCTTGCAGCGAGGCCGCCGTGAAGAGGGCGCTCGAGAAGATGGGACGCGCCTGAGAGGCCAAACTCGACAAGCCCTCTGCGTCGGTGTACCTTTGGGCAATCAACATGAGAGGCTAAGCTATGCCCGCAGGAAGACCGACTGATTACAATCAAGAGATCGCCGAGATGATCCTCGACAAGCTTGCCGATGGTAAGCCGATGAAGGTCATCTGCAAGGAAGAGGGCATGCCGTGTTACATGAGCGTGTTGCGTTGGCAGCGGCGGCACCCCGAATTTGGTGACCTTGTCGCGCGCGCGAAGGTCGACGGGACGCATGCTCTGGCCGATGAATGCATCGAGATCGCAGACGAAAAGAAAGCTGATCCAGCTGACAGGCGCGTCCGCATTGACACGAGGCTGCGTCTGATCGGCAAGTGGAACGCCACCATCTACGGTGACAAGGTTGCCGTTGGTGGTTCTGACGACATGCCTGCCATCAAGACGTCTCAGCAACTGGATGTTTCGAACCTCTCGCTCGATGAGCTGGAGGTTCTGGGGGCTGCGCTGCAGAAGTCGCTTGGGAAAGATTGATCTTCCCTTTGCGGTCGATCCTGCGGCCCTTTTGAAGATCATCGAGAAGCGGAAGTGTGAGCTTTCGCTTGCCGAGTTTGTGAAGGCCGCGTGGCATGTGATCGAACCGGGCCAGCCGTACACGCACGGCTGGCACATCGACTTCATCTGCGCGCACCTCGAGGCTATCACCGAAGGCCACCAGTTCGATGACGACACGTTCTACAACCGCCTGCTGGTGAACGTGCCGCCCGGCACCATGAAGTCGCTGCTGATCGGCGTGTTCTGGCCCTCGTGGGAATGGGGGCCGCGCAAGATGCCGTACATGCGGTACGTCTGCGCCAGCCACAGCCAAGAGCTTGCGCTGCGCGACAGCGTCAAGATGCGCCGTCTCATCAAGTCCGAGTGGTATCAGGGCCATTGGGGCGACATCGTCCAGCTGACGCCGGATCAGGACGCCAAGGGCAAGTTCGAAACCACCGCGACCGGCTCGAGACAGGCCTGCGCATTCGAGGGCATCACCGGCTATCGTGGCGACCGCGTCATCATCGACGACCCGCACAGCGTCAGCGGCGCGAACAGCGATGCCCAGCGCAACACGGTGACCCAGCTGTTCAAGGAGGCCGTCACGAGCCGCCTGAACAACCCCGACAGATCGGCCATCGTCGTGGTGATGCAGCGCCTGCACGAGGAGGACGTCTCGGGCGTGATCCTGTCGAACGCCATGGGCTATGACCACATCATGCTGCCCATGCGCTACGACCCGACCCGGGCCAGCGCCACCATGCTCGGTTACGCCGATCCGCGCGAGGAAGAGGGTGAGCTTCTGTTCCCTGACCGCTTCCCAGAGGACGTGGTCGACCGGGACGAAGCAGCAATGGGTCCGTACGCTACAGCGGGACAGTATCAGCAGCAGCCCGAGCCTCGCGGCGGCGGTATCATCAAGGACCATTGGTGGCAGCTGTGGGATCGCAAGGAATACCCGGGCATCGAGTACGTCATTGCCAGCCTCGACACCGCGTACACCACCAAGGCCGAGAACGACTTCAGCGCCCTGACGGTCTGGGGTGTGTTCTCCGGGTCGGATGAGGTGCAGTCTACACGTTCGGTCGACCGGTACGGCCGAACCATCGAACTGCGCACCAGCTACCAGTCCGAGAGCCTCGGGCCGGTGCCGAAGCTCATGCTGATGTATGCGTGGCAGGCCAAGCTGGAGCTGCACGAGCTGGCCGAGAAGGTCATGTCGACTTGCAGCCGCATGAAGGTCGACAAGCTTCTGATCGAGAACAAGGCCGCCGGTCACAGCGTGGCGCAGGAAGTCCGCCGCCTGATGGCCAGCGAGGACTTCGGTGTGCAGATGTACGACCCCAAGACCCTCGACAAGATGGCCCGCCTGTATGCCGTGCAGCACATCTTCGCCGAGGGCATGGTCTATGCGCCCGACAAGGATTGGGCCGAGCTGGTGATCCGTCAGTGCAGCGTCTTCCCCAAGGGCAAGAACGATGACCTCGTCGACACCGTCTCGATGAGCGTCGGCCACCTGCGCCAGATCGGCCTGCTGACCCGCGCACCCGAGCGCATGGCCGAGCTTGAGGACGCCCAGAAGTTTACCGGCAACGATGATCGTTCCCTGTATGGGGTTTGACATAACAGAGCCAGTGTGCGTTTATCCCATCTGGTGATGTAGGGAGCCCGATACCATGAAGCGCGTACTGTGTGATGCAACCGTCGATCCGTGCGAAATCGGATCGTTTACAGTCACGGTCAATGGTCGTGGCGATCACGAGGGCGAGGTTCGCACTTACATCATGCGGAAGGCCGATGAGGGTGCGGCAGCCCAAGAAGGCCTGCGCCGCTTCGTTGAAGAAATGGGAGGCGAGCTTTGAGCATCATTCTGCTGGGCAACAAGAATGCCGCCTTCACGGCTGGCATTGCTGAGTACGAGCCAACGGGAGAAATTCTGCCCTTCTTTGCCTTCGGGCCAACCGGGCCCATTGAGGCCGAGTTGGCTGGTAAGTTGCCTCATGGCGAGGTGATTAACGACCTCGGCGGCGTAAGGGAGGCTGTCCGGGTGTTCAACGAGCATGGCACGGTCGTCTTCATGGACAACCTCGAGGTCTCCTCCAGCATGCTGAACACCATCGTGCGGGTCATCAGGATCGCCAGTGAGAGCGATTGGGTGTTGCGCGAACAAGAAACCATGACCATGAACTGATGAAAGGGACTAAGAAATGACAATGGGTGAATACAGGGTTGGCATCGCCTTCAACCCGTCAAATGACGACATGGTTGCCAAGATCAAGCGCGCTGCCGCTGACCTGATCGACCTAATCGACAGCATCCCGGCAGGGTCGCATGAGTGGGGCATCGACGCGGAACGTACCCGCCTCAAGGCTTTGGCCCAGACGGACATCGAAAGCGCTGCCATGTGGGCCGTCAAAGCCGCTACAAAAGGTGAGCCGAAGTGATCCTCAACGGCAAGTACCTCCTCGAGGCTGCGCCCATCAAAGACATGTTGCCCGGCAAAGTGCGCCTGCACGGCGTGTCGCACGGCCTCGGCGAGGCGGGCTACGACATCCGGATCAAGCAGGCCATCGACTTCAGGGTGCCTGACACCATGCCTGCCCGCGTCACGGTCGACGGTATTCACGTTGGCCAGAGGTTCTGCATCGCCTCGGCTATCGAGGAGTTCAACATGCCAGACTACCTCGTGGGCATCGTGCATGACAAGTCGACATGGGCCCGGCGCGGCCTGTCGGTCTTTAACACGGTCATCGAGCCCGGCTGGAAGGGCTTCCTGACCCTTGAGCTGGTCTATCATGGCTCGGAGCCGCTGTTCATCCCCGCAGGCGCGGGCATTGCGCAGGTCGTCTTCCACCATCTGGTGGAGAATGTATCGTACGAAGGAAAGTACCAAAACCAAGCGGACAAGCCGGTAGGAGCGATCAATGGCTAAGTGGGGCGAATTGGAAACCGTTTTCTGTAGGCACTGCGGCGAAGCTGTGGTTGAAAGCTGCGAACACGTTTGTCCCGACATCGGTTCCGAAGTGCAGAGCGCGGTGGTGGACGACTATTACTCCCTGCGTTACGTCCTGAAGATGGCGCTCGAACAGGCGTCCGTTGGCAAGGGCAAAGAGCGCCACGCCAACGACAAGCCCTTTGACCGTCAGCCCATGATGGAGATCGGGCGCATGGTTGGTCCGGGGTTCTGTCTCGGTCAGGCCATCAAGAAGGCGCAGGAGAGCAGCCGCATGGAACCCGACGCGGCTCAGCGCGAATTGCTGGGTGCAATCAACTACCTTGCTGGTGCCTACCTTCTACTGGAAGAAATCGAGGCGACCTGATAAGATCGCCCGCAACCTGACCCCTGAAGGGACCATGATATGCCTCTCGTTCCCGGCCTGAACCCCGCCGTACGCCTTGAACATGACCCTGAAGACGCTGCAATCACTGCAATGGACGTCACGGTCGAGAACACCGATGAGGACGTCGATGTCCCCCAGTTTTCGGATGACGGCTCGCTCCTGAGCATCGAGCACGGTGACGGTTCGATCACCATCTCGCTGGATGGCAAGCCGATCTCTGAGAACGAGGAGGAGAAGGACACCCGCTGGTTCCGCAACCTTGTCGACGACATCGACAGCATGGAGCTGGGCCACATCTCCGAAGACCTTCTGCGCGGGATCAGCGATGACCTCATGAGCCGCAAGGAGTGGGTCGAGGATCGGGCGCAGGGTATGAAGCTTCTGGGTCTCAAGATCGAGCTGCCCGGCATTCAGGGTAGCAACGACGGTGCGCCGGTCGAAGGCATGTCGAAGGTTCGCCACCCGCTCTTGCAGGAAGCCGTGCTGCGCTTCCAAGCCAACGCCCGCTCCGAGATGCTGCCGACCGACGGACCGGTGAAGATCAGGGACGACGGCAACGCAAGCTCCGCCGCCCGAGACCAGATGGCCGACGCTTTCGAGAAGGACTTCAACCACTACCTGACGTCCACCGCGACAGAATATTACCCGGATACAGACCGCATGTTCCTTTTGCTGGGGTTCGGCGGCACGTCGTTCAAGAAGGTGTACTTCTGCCCGCTGCGGAACCGCCCGGTGTCCGAGAGCGTCAACGCGGACGACCTGATCGTCAACAACGCGGCCACCGACCTGTCCAACTCCCGCCGGGTGACGCACCGCGTCTACCTCAAGCCGTCGACCGTGAAGCGCCTGCAAATCCTCGGTGTCTACCGCGACATCGAGCTGGCGACCCCGCTCATCACCAGCCCCGACAGCGTTCAGGAAGCCAAGGCCGCGCAGCAGGGTATCTCCACCGATACCATGAACCCGGACGACCGCGACCGCGAAATCTACGAGGTCTATTGCGAGCTGGACATCAAGGGCTTTGAGCACAAGTTCAAGGGCAAGCCGTCCGGTCTGGAAATCCCGTACCGCGTGACCATCGACGTGTCGTCGCGTGAGATTTTGAGCATCGTACGGAACTACAACGAAGACACCGCAGAGCTGCCCGAGGCCCGCAAAACCTTCGTCAAGTACACTTTCGTGCCGGGCTTTGGCTTCTACGACATCGGCCTGCTGCACATTCTCGGCAACACTACGAACGCGGTCACCGCTGCGTGGCGTGAGCTTCTGGACGCTGGTATGTTCGCCAACTTCCCCGGCTTCCTGATCTCGGACACCGGATCGCGCCAGAACACCAACATCTTCCGCATCCCGCCCGGCGGCGCGGCTCAGGTGAAGACCGGTGGCCAGCCGATCAACCAAGCCATTATGGCACTGCCGTACAAAGAGCCGTCGCAGGCTCTGATGGCCCTGACCGAAAACATCGCAAGCACCGGCATGCGCGTCGGCGGTACGTCTGAGCTGCAGGTCGGCGAAGGTCGGGCAGATGCGCCGGTTGGCACCACGCTGGCCATGATCGAGCAGGCCACCAAGGTTCTCAACTCGGTCCACAAGCGGATGCACTCGGCTCAGGCCGAAGAGTTCGCCCTCCTGCGCGATTGTTTCCGCGAGCACCCCGAAAGCTTCTGGGAGCGCAACCGCAAGCCGTCTGTAGAGTGGAACATCGAGCTTCTCATAAAGGCTCTGGACGACGTCGAACTGGTGCCTCAGGCCGACCCGAACACCGCCAGCCACGCCCAGCGCGTCATGAAGATCATGGCTCTGAAGCAGCTGCAGTCGGCAAGTCCGGGTCTGTACGACGCCGTGGCCGTTGACAAGGCCGCCCTGCGCGCCATCGGCTGGTCGAACCCCGAGCAGTTCCTCAAGCCCGAGCAGGATCGCAACCAGCCGCCGCCGGAGCTCCTCAAGGGCATCGAGGAGATCAAGATCGCCAAGCAGAAGGCCGACGCCGACACGCTGCGGGCGCAGGCTGACATGCTGAAGGCTCAAAAACCCGAGGTCGCCCGTGCGCAAGGCGGGGCGGTTGGTCCCGATCCGGCTGAGCTGCAGCTGAAGATGATGGCCGAGGAGAACCGGGCCAAGCAGATCGAGCACTCGATCCGCCGTGACGCGATGAACGACGAGAACCGCGATCTAGACCGTGAGAAAGACCTGCAGGCAAAGCAGATGGACATGGACCGCGACCGCATGAACGACGCAGTCAAGATGCAGCACGAGCGCGACATGCGGATGTTCGACCATAAATCTGATATCCTGAAGCTGGCCATGCAGGTCAACGCTAAGAAAAGGGAAGAATGATGGATCACGAGAAAGCCATCCGGGCCGCCAAGCTGACACTGGGTGGCATTCTCGAGAAGCGCCGGGCCAAGACCGCCGTTGAACGGGCCGAAGGCCAGATCGCACCGTCCAAGTATCTTCCCAACGTCCCGCGTCAGGTGCATGCCAACGGCGGCTATGTTCCAGCCGCAGCCCTGCCGGTTGGTCGCCTCGCGGTCGCCGGTGCATTGCCAGCCCAGCGCCAGCCGGGCCTCCTTGACGCCCTCGGCAGCCTCGCCAGCATCGGCAACTCCGCCACCGGCATTGCCGATCTGGTGTATCCCAAGAAGGGAGAAGAGCCCAAGCCCCACGCGGATCGCGTTGAAGCGAAAGCGGAGGGCCTAACGCCCGAGGCCACCGCCGCGATGGAAGCACTGCGCAAGGGCTGGGGTGGGCAGGACTTCGGCATCGTCAGCGCGTACCGCGACCCTGAGCACAACGAGCGTGTCGGCGGAGCCAAGGACAGCCAGCACACCCACGGCAACGCCTATGATGTGAACACCACCGGCTGGTCGCCAGAGGACAAGCTGGCCCTCGCAGACGCAGCATGGAACGCAGGGTTTCGGGGCTTCGGCTTCTACGACAACAACATGCACTTCGACGTCGGCGGCGAGCGCGCATGGGGCCCGTCTCACAGCCGCGACAGCATCCCCGACTGGGCGCAGGGCTGGGCATCGCAGCGTTACGGCTATGCGGATGGTGGTGAGGTTGCCGATCTGGGTCAGGCGCGCGAACAGAAGCAGCTGCAGACGTTCCACACCGGCGTGATGGACGACATTCACACCCGGATGACCCACGCCATGGAAGCGCACCAGAAGGCGGTCGACGCCGGTGTGTTCGACGGCTACGAGGTCGGCGATACCCTGCAGGGCAGCGCGCACCCCATGCGTATCACCGGGCGATACATGCAGGCGTGGAAGCCCACCACCATGGCCCTGCGCAGCTTTGAGCGGATGGGCACTGATCCTACGATCATCGAGCACGAGGGCAAGCAGTACATCCCGATGCTGCGGTATCAGACCGGCAAAGAGGGTGTGGACGGGTTCCAAGAGGGAACCGCGTACCTCGACGGCGTCAGGGCCGCTGGCTACCAGAAGATGGGCGACCTGCGCGCCGTGAAGGCCCGTGGGGGCGCTGTCGAATTTATGAAGGGCAACCACCCGGACGTGCCCGACGAGCTGTATCACGGCAACGCACCCAAGATTGTCGAAAAACAAAACTATCAGGGCGACGGAAAGTGGACCTCTGAGGTGGACCAAGAGGCCACTGACCGCAACATCGCTGGTCAAGACTTCCGCGCGTTCAAGCCATCTCAGTATGGTAACTACGGGCCCGGCATCTACCTGAGCGACAGCCCGAAGACGGCGAGCGGTTACGCGCAGGGCATCCGCGCTGACCAGCCCGAGGTCAGGCCGTACGGGCAGGTCATGAAGCTGCATGTTAGCATGAAGCAGCCGTTTACCGATGACGTTCTGAGACACCCGGCGTGGGTCGATTACATCAAAAACGTCTTCAACAAGTACAATCTCCCGCAGAATGAGCGCGAACAGGCGCGGGCTGTCATGAAGAAGCTGGACGACGGCACGGCCACCATGCGTGACGTCTTCCTGAGCGACACACCTCACGGCACGATGGTCAACCAGTGGGGCCATCACGAGCTTCACGACACCATCCGCAACTCTGGGTTCGACGGAATTATTGCTGACAGGGGTGACGGGACGAAAGAATATGTCGCGTTCAAGCCCGAGCAGGTGAAGAGCGCCCTGTCGGCCACAAAGTTCGACCCCGCCGACCCTGACATTACGAAGGCAGAGGGCGGCGAGGTGAGCGTCCCGCAGAAGACCGTGAAGGCCTACAAGCTGTTCCGCACCAAGGGTGATGGCAATCTCTACCCGCTGTTCGTCAACGCCGACAAGCCCGTCCCGATGGGTGAGTGGCTTGAGGCCGAAGAGGGTCCGCAGGGCAAGTCGCAGGGCAAGGTCAAGTCCAAGCTCGGCGATCTGGCATACCGACCCGGATGGCATGCTGGTGATCTGCCTATGGCGACCCACATCGGTGGCAAGTCCGACCCGAGCCTGAAGAAACCCGATTACCGGCCCGACAACCACGTCTGGGCCGAGGTCGAGATGGCAGCCGACAAGGACTGGCAGTCGGTGGCTGACAGCCGTGGTAAGGGTGTGAAGGCTCACATTACCGATCAAGTCCCGCTGGGCGGGTTCTATCGCTACAAGACCAACCCGAACATGACCGGCAACTGGCTGATTGGCGGCAACATGAAAGTCAACCGTGTCCTGCCGGACGAAGAGGTCAAGGCCATCAACGACGCCGCTGGCACAGCCGACCTGCCGCGACTGCCGCGTGGCGCGTTCGCCGCTGGCGGTGCCGCCATGTTCGAGGGTATCCACGAAGACCTGCAGGACGAGCAGGGCAAGCCTTTGGAGCTCTGGCACGGTACGCCCAGCGAAGGGTTCAGCGAGTTTAAGGACGAGAAGCTGGGTCAACGCGATCCCGGCTTTTACGGTCGCGGCCACTATCTGACGGCCCGTAAGGGTGATGCAGAGTATTATGCCGATAAGGAGGATCGCGGCGACGGATCGGTCATGGGCCCCCTTCATGCCGCCTTGAAGAACCCTTTTATCTGGGATGTATCCTCCCCAGAAAAAGCTCACGGCACAATGCGAAAGCTTCAGGACTTTGGCGTCATGACGGGTGCCGACAAAATGAACGCTTGGGACAACCTGAAGCCGCATGAGGTCGATCAGTTTACAAATTCGGCCTTGGCCAATGGCCATGATGGCGTAATCCGCAAGGGTCGAAATGGCGTCTCCGAGATCGTCGTCTTCAAGCCGACCGCGATCAAACACAAGGACGCGGCGAGCTTTGACCCGGAAGACCCCAACATCTATCGAGCCAATGGCGGAGCGATCAAATGAACAAGCACGGCCTCTACTCCAAAGCCGCCCAGATCATTCGCTCCCTGCCGCAGGAAAAAGGCACCGCCGAACAGATGATCGGCGCGGCCAAGAAGCTTGGGATCAAGCAGGTCGAGATCGACAACGCAAAGCCGCCCACCGGCCCTATCACCCGCGAGGCTCTGGCCAAGCACTTTGAAGACGCCATTCCAAACCTTGGCGTCACCCAGTACGGCGAGAACCCCCGATACACGACCCGTGACGACGAGAGGCGCGGGTCTGAGCTTATAAGCCGCGATCAGTTGTCTCCAGAAGAAGAGGTTGAATACAATCGTATCAGCCAGCGGCGTACAAGCCGACCCAATGTTGAAACTTCGCGCTATGAAAGCGACGATGACTACCTCGATACCGCCGACACGCAATATGGGGACTACACGATCCCCGACGGCAGATACTACCGCGAGAGGCTGCTTCGGCTGGAAAGACCAACGGGCAAGCCCGCAGAACACTACGAAGTCCACACCTCGCACCCGGATTACGCCAGATTTGGCCAGTATGAGACGCTGGACGAGGCGCAGTTGGCTGCAGACGAGTTCTACGACCGGCACGGTGGTGACTACAACACCACCACGGTGAAGCGAAGAAACCCGGACACGGGATCGTATCGCTCAAGCCATTGGTCCGATCACCCGAACGTACTGGCCCACATCCGCATGTCCGACCGCATGGTTGGTGAAGACCGCGAAACTGTGCGGCCCATCGCTCAAAAGCTAGCAGATCATTTTAAGGTTGGGATCAGAGACCTCGGATCGTACGCCGCAGATCAGGGCGTCAAAGACGGCGTGGTTTCTCCGGAAGAGGCGGCCTCGTTTGCGCGGGTCATGAACTTCCCCTTCAGCAAGCACCACTCGGCTCCGGGTATCGGAAAACGCCTGTTGCATGTAGAGGAGCTGCAGTCCGACTGGGGGCAAGAGGGGCGTGACAAAGGGTTCTCCGACCCCGAAAACCCCTATGAGGTTTTCAACAAGAAGACAAAGGAAGTCCTTTCTCGACATCCATCCTACTCTGAGGCATGGGATGCCTACCGCACCATACCCGAGGATCAGTCGGCAGACATTGATACTGCAAAGTCGGTTGGCCCACCCGCCGCCCCTTACGTCCAGAACACCCAGCACTGGACCGATCTTGCGCTGAAAAACGTCCTGCGCGAGGCCGCACTGGGCAACTATGACGGCGTGGTCTTCACCCCCGGACAGGCGCAGGCCGACCGTTACGGACTGGAAAAGCAGGTTTCGGCTCTACAGCTCATTCGAGACCCCAATGCCAGCTCCTTCGGTACGCTGAACGCTTGGGATAATGATGGGCGCAGGGCCTTTTCCGAGCAAGTTAAAGACGAAAATCACCTCGGTTCCCTGATTGGCAAGGAGGTTGCGCAGAAGCTCCTGAGCTCAGAAAAGCGTGGAGGCGATGCGGCGTTTGGTCAAGACCCGAGCATATATTCTCACAACCTTGCAGGGGAAGACCTGAAGGTTGGCGGCGAGGGCATGAAGGGCTACTACGACAACATCGTGCCGAAGAGCGTGATGGCCTTGGCCAAGCAGCACGACCCATCGGCCAAGCCCGGCGAGCCAATCACGCTGCAAAGCAATGATGGCGACTATCAGGGCTTCCACCTGCCGATGACCGAAACCATGAAAAACAGCATCCTCGACAAGGGTTTTTCGGCCTTCAAGCGGGGTGGTTCGGTCGACGCGGCCCTCGCCCTGACCAGACGCTTCACCAAGCGGTGATGATCTGATATGCTCCCCGGCAACGTACAGGGGGCCATCCATGTCTGATGCCGTAAAGCGCGCACTCGATCTTGTCTCCGGGTATCAAGACCCGGAGAACCCCAAGATGAAGGATTGGAACTGGAGCCCCCTGCGCGACGTTCAGGAGAAGCTGGGTGGCCTTCCCGAAATCCCGAGCCACGTCGAGCGCTTCGGTGCCTTCATGGACGAGACCGCGCGCCGGGCAACCAAGGGTGGCCTGACCCCGCGCGACCTCATCAAGGCCTATGCGATCACTCGCTCGTCGATCCAGCGCCGCGCCCAGACCGCAGACAAGGTCCGCGCCGCCGGTCTTGATCTTCCGCCCGGCATGACCGGTATGATCCGCCCCGAGGGCGCGATGGGTGAGTGGTTGCACACCCCCATGGGGCAGCGTTATCTCGACCAAGCCGAGCGCGGAAAGGTCGACGAAGAGGCTGTGGCGCATGCCCAGCAGGTCATGAAGCCGTTTGGCCTGAACGCGGAGCTGGATGCCCTGCCGTGGGCCGTCCAAAACCTCGGCCCGCGCCACAAAGAGGTGTCCGATCTGGTCGCACGGGCCCTCACCGGCCAGTCTTCACCCGAGGAATGGCGCAATTTCTCCAAGGATATGCGTGGGATTGGCACGGCGAAAGCTGGTTTTGTCGCTTCCATGCTTGGTCGGGGCGATCAGCCGACCCTTGACGCCCGTCAGGTCATCCTGCAGACCGGAATGCCCACCTCTGAGGCCAAAAAGCCCATGGCGAAGGCCGGGTATGCGGCTGTTGACCGCCTCGCAGCCCGTCAGGCGGCCCTAAATCCCAAAATGGACCCCGGTTTGGAGCCTTTCCGGCAGCATTTGACCCACCACGCGATTTGGGACAAGGCCGGAAACGAGGAAACCACCCACGACGACGTCATGCGGGCCATGCGGGGCGCGAAAAACGGTGGTCGGATCGGGTATGCGGACGGTGGAAGCATTGAAGACCACCCTTTGACCCGCGCGCTTGCCGCTATCGGCCTGCCGGGTATGGATGCAAGCCGTGATGACATCCAGAAAGCCATTGGTCGCATCAACACGCCGTTTTCAGATGACCCGGCGATGGTCAAAAAGGCTTTGGCTATTGCTGAAACCATGAAGACAAAGACGGCGGGCGAGACAGGGACCGGCAGCTACTACAAAGTCAAACAGTCGATGGCACCAACCGACGTTCAGACGCAGATTTCTGACATTCCGGGCGTCAACTTGAAGCAGCGGAACCCGATGACTTGGGAGCAGGCCTACCAGAAGATCAAGGGTGGTACTCTTATCAACGTCGGCGGTGACCGGTCAAACCTTGGTCGCCTGACCCACATCAATAACAAGAAGCTTAACTGGGACGTCGACCTGCATGCGGGGCCCAAGTACATGCTTGAGCCGAACCCCGGTGCGGTATGGGCAAATAGCGCGGCCCACACGACATCTTTCAACAAGAAGATCAGGGAGGCGGCCAAAAAGGGCCCCGTGTACGGTGTTCTCGCCCCGATGGGGCCTCGTTCCGTTGACAGCTCGCACAACATGTTCGACGCGGTCGCGGCCCAGATCGACAAGGACGCCATCCACAAAGACGACGCCGCAGAATTCGACGCGGCGGTTCGCTCCGGCCTTCATATGGACCCGGCGGATCGCGCCAAAGGCGCTGCGGCGATGGAGAGCTGGCCCGGCATCCTGAACTCCAAAGAGGCATCCGATTTTGCTCGCAACCTCCCCGGCGTACACCGGGCTGGCCTCATCAAATTCATGGACAGCAGCTACTGGCGTGACCGTGGCTTCCCGCATGTTGGTGTCACGCGGGCCGCAATCACCGACCCAGAACTTCTGACCACGCCCGGAAACATGCTGGGCCACCGGATCGTTCAGTTTGACCCCGACAAGCTGCGTGGCGAGGAGACGGCGTTCAAGCACTCGACCTACACCGACCCATCTGCCGGTGAGTACGTTGCCGACGTTCCGCTGGTTCAGCGCCAGTACGCCATGCCTGACGTAACCGAGGCCCTCATCGGCAAGCCCACCAAAAAGGGCCAGATCGTTCACCCGTACTCTCAGGATGACAAGGGTCGGGCGACATATCGCAAGCTGACCGAGGAGCAGAAACAGCTCCAGCCGATCAACGAACGCTTCATCGAAAGCGTGGGCCGAGGCCTTGAGCGCCAAAGCCGCTACGGCTTCAACACCGGCGGCGCAGTGCTGCCCGATCCGACCGAGGCTCAGAAGAAGGCGGGCAACTACCTCAAGGGGCACATCAGCTTCCAAGGCCTGCCGATCACCCTCGAGAGCATGAAGGGTCAGACGCGGTCAGGCGTGGACCCGAATGGGCACAAGTGGTCAGTCAAGCTCCCGTACGACTACGGCTACATTAAGCGCACCGAGGGGGCGGATGGTGACCACGTTGACGTCTGCATCGGCCCGGACAGCGAGAGCGACCACGTCTTCATCATTGACCAACACGATCTGCGCACCGGCGACTTTGACGAGCACAAGGTCATGCTGGGGTATCGGACCCGCGAAGACGCCACCAAGGCGTACCGTGACGGCTTTTCCGACGGCAAAGGGCCCGAGCGGCAACGCGCCGTGGTCCGCATGTCGATGAAGGAATTCAAGCACTGGCTGAAGTCGTGCGACACGAAAAAGCCTGTTCGGGGTCAGGGGCACATCGACCGTGCAATGTCTCTCACTTCGCGCTATACTGCACGGCACGACCGGGACGCCGGATAACCTCGAGGAGAACGCAATGGACGCCAAAACTCTGCGCGCAGCGATGAAGGACAAGGCAAAACGCCTTGCGTCCTCCTCGTCTGCCAAGGTCGACAGCTCGACCTTCACCCCAGCTGAACCGCTTGACAGCGAAGCCAAGACGGGTATGCGCCCGATCTCGCGCCGCGCATTTAAGACCGGCGGCAAGGTCGAAGGCATGGCCTGCGCGACACGCGCTGACCGCAAGCCCCGCATGAACGGTGGCCGCATCGGTCTGGCCAACACCGATCAGAAGGCCGCAAATGACGAGCGCGAAGGCAAGAAGCACGTCGGCGGCTTCAAGAAGGGTGGCCGTGTTGGCAAGATGGGCGGCGGTGTGTTGGAACCCAAGGGCGAAGGCAAGTTGACCACCGGCCTGAACCCCTATGAGGCCCTGCCGAAGCCAGAGCGCACCTCGATGAAGCAAACGCCCGAGCAGATCAAAGAGGGCAACGACCTGATGCGCGAAGAACAGCGCCGTCAGGGCGACATGACCCGCCGCAAGGATGGCGGTCGTACGGCCAAGAAGAACGGTGGCTCGATGCAGGGTGGCTCGGACCAGAACGCGATCTCTTCGGCTGGCCCGGACGAGGGTGGCCGCGAGCCCAAGAAGCGCGGTGGCATGGTCGAGGGGTCCAAGAAGGACATCGCTGAAGACAAAATGCTGGCCAAGAAGCACGGCATGTCGATGAAGGAGTGGGAAGCCTCTCCCGAGGACAAGAAGCACGACGCGCCGAAGAAGAACGGTGGCGGCCTCTATGCCAACATCCACGCCAAGCGTGAGCGCATCGAAGACGGCTCGAAAGAGAAGATGCGCAAGCCGGGTTCCAAGGGTGCCCCGACTGCCGAGGCGTTCAAGGCTTCGGAGCGCACTGCTCGCAAGTCCGGTGGCAAGGTTGGCAAGACCAACATCAACATCATCATCTCTCCGCGCGGTGAAGCCAAGGAAGGCATGATGCCTCCTCAGCCGATGCCGATGCCGCGTCCACCGATGCCGATGCCCGCCGCTGCAGCCGCTCCTCCGATGCCCATGCCCGCCCCCGGCGGTATGCCTCCGGGTCTCGGCGCAGCGCTGGCCGGTGCCGCCAATGTCGCACCTCCGGGTGGCGCAATGCCGGGCCGTCCGCCCATGCCGATGCCGATGGCTCGCAAGGATGGCGGCAAGGTCTACCCGAAGATGAAGTACGGCGCTGGCTCCGGCGAGGGTCGTCTCGAGAAGATCGAAAAGTACGGCAAAAACGCCAAGGCTTAATCGGTCCTCGGTCCCCGGCAGATACTCCCCTGCCGGGGATCACCCCATAAAATGATGATAATCAGGATGACACATGCTTACGACACTGGACGCCTTTCGGCGCGAGCTGACCAAGCTCATTGAAGATCGTAGAAAAAACATGATCGAGAATGTAACGTCTGGTCTTGCGATTGGGACGTTCGAGCAATACCGTGAACACGTCGGAAGACTGAGTGAGCAGTCTGAAATCCTCGACCTGATGGACGAGGCCGAAGCCAACGTGAGAAAGCGATAGGAACCAAATGCCGCACATGATGATGAGCCACGACGAAGACCCCAAGAACAAACTCCTCGAGGACTTGGGCGACCTCTCCGAGATTGAGCTGTTCCACAACCAAGTCCTTCTGGCGGTCTACATCCGCCCGCAGAAGACGAAATCAGGTCTGTATCTGACGGACAAACACACCGACGAGGACCGCTTCCAGTCGAAGGTCGGCCTCCTTGTGAAAACCGGCCCGCAGGCCTTCGAGCAGGACGGCAACTGGTTCTCCGGCGTCGACTTCAAAGACCACGACTGGCTGGTATTCCGCCCGTCCGACGGCTGGTCCATCACCGTGAACGGCGTCTTGTGCCGCATCTTCGACGACATCAACATCAGGGGCCGCGTTCCGCACCCCGACGCAGTCTGGTAAGGAGACAATTCATGTCCGACATTGAAGACCAAGACGATCTGGAAATCACGGTAGAGACCGAAGAGCAGCCCGATGAGGCGGCTGAAGAGGTCAAAATCGTAAAGCCCGAAGACGGCATTGCCGATCTCCAGCGCCAACTTGAGGCCGAACGGTCGCGCCGTGAGGCCGCAGAGCGCATGGCCCGCGATGCCGAAGAGCGTGAGCGGTCGGCGCGCATCGACAAGGACGAGAGCGAAATCCATCTGGTGACCAACGCGATCCAGACGCTCAACCGCGACAAGGAAATCCTAAGGGCCAACTACGCTCAGGCTCTCCGTGCCGGTGAGTTCGAGCGGGCCGCCAGCATCAACGACGAGATCAACGAGGCCGCAACGCAGCTGCAGCAGCTGACCAACGGCCTTGAGGCAATGAAGGCCAAGCCCAAGGTACAACCTCTGCCTCCGCAGTCGGCTGATCCCGTGGAGGCCTTCGCTGCCCGCCTGACGCCTCGTTCGGCAGACTGGGTTCGCGCCCACCCAGAGTTTGTTAAGGACAGCCGCCTGAACCGCAAGATGATCGCGGCACACGAGCTGGCGGTCGCTGACGGCCACGCTCCTGACACCGATGGGTACTTCTCGGCAATCGAGCAGACCCTGAACGTCGGCAGAAGGGTTGCTTCATCCGTTGACGAGGAAGCCTCTTCGTCTGCGGCCAAGGTCGTGTCTCGCCGCGATGCAGCGCCCGCCGCTGCGCCCGTCAGCCGTGGTGGATCGAACCGCACGAACGTCGTACGATTGACGGCTGCGGAGCGTGAAATGGCCGACATGATGGGCATGAAGCACGACGATTATGCCAAGAACAAGATCGCACTCCAGAAGGAAGGTAAGCTGCAATGAGCGATAAATTTGAGCGTGTGCGCCCCGCGATGCGTCCCGAAGCATCCGTGGCTGAAGAAAGCCCCCGCGAAAGGGCTGCCCGTAAGGCCGCAGAGCATCGTGCTCACCGCGACGGCAGCTTGGACGACGGCACTGACGAGTTCTTCGTTGAGCCCGGCGTCATCCCTGACGGCTGGACCTACGAGTGGAAGACCAAGACTATCCTCGGGGCGGAAGACCCGGCCCACCAAGTCAAGCTGGCGCGTGATGGCTGGGAACCTGTGCCTGCCTCACGGCACCCTGAGATGATGCCAGCTGGCTACAAAGAACTCGAGATCACCCGCAAGGGGATGGTTCTCATGGAGCGCCCCGCAGAGATCACGGACGAGGTTCGCCAACTTGAGCTTCGCCGAGCCCGCCTGCAGGTCCGTGCCAAGGAAGAACAGCTCTCTGCAACCCCGGCTGGTCAGTTCGAACGCTCCAACAAGGGCAACGAAATGGCGAAGATCAAGAAGGGCTACGAGGCGATGCCCATCCCTGAAGCATGATCCGCGCCGTCACGATCTACAACAAGATCGACAGGTTGAGAAAAGCGATACGGCGGGAGGGAACTCCCGCCGTTCAAGATGCTTGGGACAGTCTTGAGCCGTACGTTTCAACATTTATGAATGGGGTGGCCGATGACGGACCTCGCCGAGAGAATGAAAATGACCGTTCCGGGTCAGTTGACTTGGGCAAACCCTGATCTCGGGAAGAAGTGCATCGACTGCAAGTGGTGCGGTGGTCACTCAAGGCCGAAGCATTCATCACCCTTGAGGGACCAGTGCAAGCTGGTGTTCGTCCACACAAAAACGCGCGGTGTCCCCTTTGATGCGAAATTGGCCATTGCCTGCTCGAAGTTCGAGTGAGGGCAGGTTTTTTCTTGCCTTTGACAATCGAGGCGTGACGTGACACTATACGGCCACTCTCCCCCCGGTGCGGGAGATTGAAACCCCCGGTTCTACACTCGCCCCGGTGCGCGATGATGGACCTCCTGCAAAGGAGATACCCGTTATGGCGAACACCTCCGCGCCTTTCGGTTTCCGGCAGTACAGCGGCAATGGCTCAGCTCCGACCTACGAGCAAGTCGCTGTCCGTATTGCCTATAATGCCTCCGCCATTTTCTATGGCGACCCCGTCCTTCCCGATGCCAACGGATATGTCGTTGTCGGTGCTCCCGGCACGACCCAGATCGCTGGCGTCTTCCAAGGCTGTAAGTACCTCTCGGTTGCGCAGAAGCGCACCGTCTGGTCGAACTACTGGCCCGGCTCGGATGTTGCCTCCTCGCAGACTGTCGAGGGTTACATCGTCAACGATCCGAACGCCCGTTTCATCGCTCAGACCGGCGCAACCGGCGCAACCGCTGCCGACATCAATGCGAACGTGAACTTCGCTATTGGTACCGGCAACACCGCAAGCGGTATTTCCGGCGCATCTGTCGACATGTCGACGGTCAACACCACGGCCACGCTGCCCTTCCGCATCGTGAGCTTGGACATTGATCCGCCCGGCGCACCCGGCACCGAGGCAGGGGCTTATAACCTTGTCATCGTGGCCTTCAACAACGTCAGCACCAAACAGCTGACCGGCATCTGAGGAGCATGAAACATGGCTGTTAATCTTTCTGCCATTAAAGACCTTCTGCTCCCCGGCCTCCGTGGCGTTGAAGGCAAGTACGAGATGATCCCGTCTCAGTACGACAAAATCTTCACGAAGCACAATTCCAAGATGGCTCTCGAGCGTACTGCCGAGATGCGCTACCTTGGCTTTGCGCAGTTGAAGACTGAAGGTGGCCAAACTGCGTTCGACAACAACGCCGGTGAGCGCTTCATCTACAACCAAGAGCACGTTGAAATCGGCTTGGGCTACGCGATCACTCGCAAAGCTGTCGACGACAACCTGTACAAAACCCAGTTCGCACCGTCGAACCTCGGTCTGATCGAGAGCTTCCAGCAGACCAAGGAAATCTACGGCGCAAACGTCCTGAACACCGCGACCACCTACAACGGTGCAATCGGTGGTGACGGCGTGGCTCTGATCTCTACCAGCCACCCCATCGACGGCGGCACTGTTGCAAACCGCCCGACCACGGACGTTGAACTGAACGAAGCGACCCTGCTGAACGGCATGATCTCGATCCGGTCCAACTTCCGCGATCAGGCAGGCCTGAAGGTGTTCGCTCGCGGTCGTAAGCTGATCGTTCCGCCGCAGCTGGAACCCGTCGCAATCCGCCTGACCAAGACGGAACTGCGTCCGGGCACCGCCGACAACGACGTCAACGCGATCATGTCGACCGCTGGCGGCTTGCCGGAAGGCTACATGGTCAACGACTTCTTGACCTCGACCGGCGCTTGGTTCCTGCTGACCAACATCGACGGCCTGTCGTACATGGAGCGCGTGAAGTTCGAAACCGACATGCAAGTCGATTTCGTGACGGATAACCTCCTCGTCAAAGGCTACGAGCGTTACTCGTTCGGCTACTACAACTGGCGTTCGATCTTCGGTTCGTTCCCCTCGTAATGGCGAAAACTTGGGGGAGCCTTTGGGCTCCCCTTCCTCTTCAACTGGGCTGAAACTCCGTCCTGACCGCGCCCAGCGGACGTTGCACAGACAGGGCGGTCATTGTGCAAGGAGATGCCCGAATGGGTACCACCACTTTCTCCGGACCCGTGCGGTCTGGCACCCTTAAAACCGGTGAAACCAACGGCCCGAACCTCGGCTTTGCCGTTCTCGAGCAGGAAACCTCGATCACTCAGAACAGCACCACCGCTGTCTCGTCGACACTCTACATCCCCGCTGGGTCGAAAATCATCGACATCATCGTGGACGTTCTGACCGCCTTCAACTCGGCGACCACCGCTGTCCTCTCGGTCGGCACCGCCGCAGCTGGCACCCAGTACGCTTCCGGTGTTGACGCCAAAACCGCTGGTCGTGTTCGTCCGACCTTCACCGCAGCGCAGCTGGCGGCCATGTCGAACGTGTCCGTCTTGGGCGTACCGGCCCCAACCACGGCCCCCGTTGTGGTCACTGTAACCCCGACCGGCGCAACAACCGCCGGTTACGTCAACGTGACCCTCGTTTACGCTCAGCAGCCGTAAGGAGTGACATCAATGCGCGTTGGTAACAAAAAACCCGCCATGTCTGTCACCAAGACGGTCAAAACTGGCACCGACAAGAGCGGCAATACGTCTGCTCACGTCGCCACCGGCAGCAAGAACGTGATTGGCGGCACCGCTGTCCACGGCATGCCGCTGATGTCGGCAGCTGCCCCCAAGGCAAAGTACTAATGGGAGGGGCCGAAAGGCCCCTTCTCACTCACCGTGAAAGGATGCGAACATGACCCCGATCACTATCAGCAAGACCGGGACTGGCCGCAGCGCCATCATCGCGTCTGACAGCTTCCAGAACCCCTTCAACGTCGGCATTGTTGCGACCGTAACCGGCACCGCGACCTTCAACATCGAAATCTCGATGGACGATCCGTCCACTGGGACGCCTTCTGTCTGGGCCGTTGACGCTGGCTTTTCGGCCAAAACGGCAGACGCCAACGGCTCCATCACGGTTCCGCACCACGCCCTGTCAATCAACGTGACGTCGGGCACTGGCACCGTCACCGCCTATATCGTTCAGGCTGGAATACGCTGATGGCAAAGTCTCCAGCATGGACAAGGGCGGAGGGGAAGAACCCCGAAGGCGGCCTGAACGCGAAAGGCCGCGCCTCCGCCAAGGCGCAAGGCATGAACTTGAAGCCACCGGCCCCAAAGCCGAAGACCGAAAAAGATGCTGGGCGAAAGGCCTCTTTTTGTGCCAGAATGTCTGGCATGAAGAGCAAGCTAACCAGCGAAAAGACCGCCAAAGACCCGAATAGTCGGATCAATAAAAGCCTCAGGGCGTGGGACTGCTAAATGACCGTAACAATTCCCTCAATCACCCAGAACGGTCGGTTCGAACCTTTCGAGCTGCAGGTTGGTCGTGGGCAAATCACGTTCCACAGCATCATCCATGTTTTTGGGCATAACCCAGACGTTGACAGCACCGAGGTTACGGTGTGGCCTGCCACGGGAATTCTCACGCATCCCGCGTCCCCGGTACAGATGACGATCAGCTCGACAAGCGCGAATGACACCGCGCTGGGGACTGGGGCTCGTACGGTCTACATCCTCGGCATCAACGGAACGGGCGGTTTTGTTTCTGAGACGGTTACACTGAGCGGTCAAACCGCCGTCACGACAGTCCACTCGTACGATGCAATCGAGCAGATGACTGTCACCTCAATCGGTTCCGGCGGCGTCAATGCCGGGACGATTTATGCTGGGACCGGAACTGTCACCGCTGGTGTACCGGCGACGATTTACAGCGCCATGGGTATCGGGGACAACCTGTCTCTTGTTGGGCATTGGACCTGCCCGACCGGGTACACGGGCTACCTTACGACCGGCAGCATCTCCACCGGCAATTCAAGCGGAAACCAGTACATCACTGGCCGCCTCAAACAGCGCGGACAAGACGGTATCGTCAGAACCGCAGCCGTGACCACTGTGTCGAATGGTACTTCGGCTTATGAGTTCTCCTATCCTATTAAGATTTTGGAGGGCGAGTGCATCACTGCGACCGCGAAGGGTACTGGGACCAATAACGACGTCTCGTCGTACTTTCAGATCATCCTCATCAAGAATGACGGGAGCCTCTGATGGCAACGACTGGCACCTATAACTTCAACCCCGGCCTCGGCGAGATCACGATCTACGCCTACATGAACGTGGGCATCCGCCCCACGGCTCTGCTGCAGGAGCACATGGAGGCCGCTCGCATGGCCGCCAACATGATGTGCGCCCGCTGGGCTAACCAAGGGGTGAACCTTTGGGCTGTCGACCTCATTGAAGTCACGCTTGTTGCCGGTCAAGACACTTATCCGGTGGACAGCAACACAGTGGTCATGCTGGACGCCTACGCCCGGCACGATGACGGCACGTCGCCGCCCATCGACCGCCCCCTGATGCCCATCAGCCGTTCGGAATACGCCTCGTACTCCAACAAGACCGTGCAGGGCGCACCGACCGTCTTCTGGTTTGACCGTACGCTGTCCCCGACGTTCACTGTGTGGCCGGTTCCGGATGGTCAGTCCGTCCAGAAGATCAAGTACTACCGGGTTCGCCAGCTCCAAGACAGCTCCATGGCTGGCAACACGCAGGTCGAAATCCCGTATCTGTGGCTTGAAGCCTTCGCTGACGGCCTCACCTATCGTCTGGCCCGCATCTGGAAGCCAGAGATCGCTGTCGCACTGAAGGCGCAGGCCGACGAGAGCTACAAGATCGCAGCTGACCAGAACATCGAGACGTCGAACGTCTACATCTCGCCGCTGGTCGGCGGATATTACAGGTGACGCATGGCATACGGGTCAATCGCAGGTCGCGCCAGAACATCATCGGTAAATCCGCAGGCCCACGCGATCTGCGACCGGTGTGGCTTCAGGTATAACCACGTCAACCTCCAGTTCCAGTACGACTGGGCTGGGGCAACGGTGCAAAACAAGCGCATTTTGGTGTGCCGCCACTGCCTCGACCAGATGCAGTCGCAACTTCGCAGCCTGACGTTGCCCGGAGACCCGCCGCCGATCCTCAATCCGCGCCCGGAGACCTACTCTTTGGCGACCACCGACTACCGCATCACCGAGACAGCACAGGGCGTGTCGGTCGTCGTCGGTCTTTTGGTCCCCGGCAACGAGGATTATCGCATCACCGAACTCGAAGATGACCGGATCACGGGAGCGTAACCAATGGCTGACGTAAAAATCACACAGCTGCCGCCCGGCACTGCGCTGGACGGCACGGAACTCTTTGAGAGCGTCCAGAACGACCAGTCGGTTCGTTTGACATCCCAACAGATTGCCGATTTCGTCCAGAGCGACGTGTTCGGAAACGTCATTACTGTGCCGCAGGGTGGTACGGGAGCTATGAGCCTTACCGGTTACGTCTTTGGGGCAGGTGTCGTGCAGCTTGAGGGTCGCCCAACCATCCCAAACACCGACATCACTGGTCTTGGGACTGCATCAACAGTAAACTTGGCCGTTGGACCCACGCCCCCGCTAAGCCCTTCGGTCGGAGACCTTTGGGTAGACACTAATTGAGGAATAAACATGAGTTGGACACCTGCGCTTGATATGCCTGCACCGATTAAGGTTGACGTGGTCGCCACAAGCGGACGCGGAATGACCCCGGAAGAGGTGACAGACCTTGCTCTGAACAAGCTGATCTCGATCTCAGACACCGCGCCGCCCGAGATTGCGGCACAGGCGAAAGCCTTCAGGGAGCGCATGCGAATGGTTCTGGTTCACTACATGCGTCAGGCTATCGCTTCTGACCGCACAACCGTGTACAATGCGTTGAAACGCGAAGGTCATTCTGACCTTGCTGAACTTATCAGGAGGCTCTGATGGCTTTTACAGGGAACTTTATGTGCACCAGCTTCAAGCAGCAGCTGTTGGAAGCCGTGCATGATTTTCGCGCCACGGGTGGAGACATTTTTAAGTTGGCGCTTTATACCAGCGCCGCAACTTTGAACGCGGCCACCACGGCTTACACTTCGTCTGATGAGGTTCCCAACAGCGGATCGTATTCGGCTGGTGGCGGATCATTGACCAACATCGACCCAAGTTCGGGTGGGACCACCGCTTTTACGGACTTTGCCGATCTAACCTTTACCAGTGCCACAATTACGGCGCGGGGGGCTTTGATTTACAATACGAGCCCAACTCACACCTACACGAACCCTTCGGTGGTCGTTCTGGACTTTGGCTCCGATAAGACGTCGACCACGGGCGATTTTACCATCGTATTCCCCGCAGCAACCGCATCTGATGCCATCATCCGGATTGCTTAATGGCTCTCATTGTCGCCGACCGCGTACAGGAAACAACCCTGACCACAGGGACGTCTTCTTACACCCTTTTGGGGGCTAAGACCGGCTTCCAATCGTTTGGGGCAGTTATGGCGAACTCCGACACGACGTATTACGCCGTGACAGATGGGATTAGTTGGGAGGTCGGTATTGGGACGTACTCAACGACCGGACCAACGATGGCTCGCACGACAATCTTGTCGTCTAGTAATTCTGGTTCTGCCGTAAACTGGTCAGCCGGAACAAAAGACATATTTCTTTCGTACGCTGCATCCAAATCCTCTTACTTGGATGCTTCGGGATACCTTCTTGTTTCCGACAGGATCGCCCACACCGGGGACACCGATACGGCCATTCTTTTTCCTGCTGCAAACACGATGTCCGTGGAGACCGGGGGCGCTGAGCGCTTCAAGGTCGAGAACAGCACCATCACCACGACGGTCCCTGTGCTTCTCCCTGCCGACCCAACCCTGCCATTGCAGGCAGCGACCAAGGAGTATGTGGACACCATCGCTTCGGCTGGCATCCACTACCATGCGCCTGTGCGGGTCGAGTCCCCGATCAATCTGAACGCCACCTACAACAACGGTACCTCTGGCGTTGGAGCCACGCTGACCAACGCAGGGACGCAGGTGGCTCTCGTAATCGACGGCGTGACGGTGGCAACGAATGACCGTGTGTTGGTATATCAACAGACCAACCAGACCCAGAACGGCGTCTATGTGGTCACCAATACCGGCTCCGGAAGCACGAACTGGGTTCTAACCCGCTCGTCAGATACTGACACCTACGCCCCCAGCGACCCCAATGCCTTGGGTGCTGGTGACGCATTCTTCGTGCAGCAGGGCAACACAGGCGCTGGTGAGCTCTACGTCTGCAACACCGAAGGCACAATTACCTTTGGGACGACGAACATCACGTTCACGCAGATCGCGGCCACGGCGGTTTACACGGCTGGTACGGGTATCTCCGTCACCAACAACGTCATCACGAACACCGCGCCGGATCAGGTTGTTTCCCTCACCCAAGGCGGTGCCACGACGATCACGGGAACGTACCCGAATTTCACGATCACATCGACAGACACCACCTACACGGCTGGTGGTGGCATTGGCCTCACGGGGACGACCTTCTCCGTTGCAGCTGGTGGTGGACTCACACAGGACACTGACGGCCTGTCCCACGCCGACACCTCATCGCAGGGCAGTGTTGACAACACGGGCGCTACGTTCATTCAGGACGTGAGCCTTGACGGCTTTGGGCACGTCACAAGCCTTGCCTCGACCACCGTCACGCCAGCACTCATCGGTGCGCCCCAAACCAACGGAACCGGTGCCACTGGGACGTGGGGTATCGCCATCAGCGGAAACGCTGCGACAGCATCAAACACAACCAGTATCAGCAGCGCTGTAGGCGGGACATATACTTGGACTGGCATTCAGCAATTCCAGTCAAACCAGAACACTTCTGGTTCAAACCCTCCACTCCAAGCCTACTCCTCAAGTGGCGGCGCTATCATGGCGTTCCACCGTGCGGGCGTCTACGCCATCAACATGGGCCTAGACAGCGACAACGTATTCCGCATTGGTGGGTGGTCGGCTCCGGCAAACCTCCTCCAGATGGACATGGCCGGTAACCTGACGATGGCCAACAACGTAACCGCATACTCTGACATCCGCTTGAAGGAAGACCTTGAGCCAATTACGGACGCCATAGAGAAGGTGCAGTCCTTGACGGGCTACACCTACACCCGCATAGACAGCGGGCAGCGTCAGACGGGGTTGATTGCACAGGAGGTGCAGAAGGTTCTGCCGGAGGCGGTCATGGACAATGGAGAGCATCTGAGCCTCGCCTATGGGAACATGGTCGGCCTTCTGATCGAGGCCATCAAGGAGCAGCAGGTCCAGATCGACGAGCTCCGCGCCAAGCTGGGGGGCTGACATGGTACTTCCGACAGGCACTATCAGCATGTCTCAGGTGAACACTGAGCTTGGGCGGTCGGCGACAGCGTCGTTAAACCTCAACGAGGCTGCAGTCAGGTCACTGGCCGGAATACCGTCAGGTGCCATCAGCATGAACGACCTGAGGGGAAAGGGTTCAAACGTATCTGTTGCCTACGTCAGCGGTGGCGGTAGCACTGGGAACGCCGCTTCGTACACCTTTAATACTATCTCCATCGGCGCTGCAGCAGCAAATAGGGTTGTGGCGGTGTCTGTCAGCACAAACTCTGGGTTTTTTCCAACAAGCTGCACGATAAATGGCTCGGCCATGACGAAGGCCAGCACGGGAAACATTTCGAGTGCCTTGTTTTATGCGGCCTTTCCTAGCGGAACCACGGCAAACTTTGTCGTCACAATGAACACGACCGCAGGTCAATGCAACCTGCGAACTTTCAGGATCACGGGTCAGACTTCCACTACGCCGCTTGGAACAAACGTCAGTGCGAGAAAGACGCCATTCTCGCCAACCACCGTATCGTTCACAAGCCGCATTGGAATGGGTGGAATAGCAGTTTGGAACTGCATCGAGCCAAGCGCTACAATTGGCGTCAGCGGCATGACCAACAATGGGCAGTTTGACTTCGGTGGTACCGAAGATGGTATTGCCAGCGCCTCTAACTCTCCGGGGGGTACCATATCTGGAACTTTTACCGGAGGACCGGGAACCATTTCCGGGGAGGCCATCCTTGTGGTGTGGGGCTAGGTGCCTCGTGACGACACCCCGCGTTCCTGATACATTGCCATAAACCCGAGAGAGGAGGGACATCATGTTTGGCTTTAGTCCCTTCTCCGCAGCCCCGTTCTCGGCTCTTTCCGAAACAGGCGTAAGCGTATCCGTTCTTTTGGATGGTGTTTCAGCCACAGGGCAAGTTGGCTCCGTAACCCTAATTGGCGAAGCATTTGTCTTTCCCACGGGCATCTTTTCCACCGGTGAAGTCGGAATAGCGGACGTTGCGGGAGACGCCACGTTCTTGGTAAGCGGCCTGTTCGCGACAGGTGAAGTTGGTCAAGCGGAGGGTTCCGCCAATGCCAAGGTTTTCCCAATCGGTGTTCAAGCTGACGGCCAGATTGGTTTTGTAACGGTTATTGGTGCAGCAACCGTAAACCCAGTTGGTATTTTTGCCACAGGTGAAGTTGGAACGGCGACCGCAACTGGCGGATCGACGTTTATGGTAACGGGCGTGTCTGCAGCTGGTCAAGTCGGATCAGTTACCGTCAACGGTTCTGCGGTCATAACCGTTGTGGGCCTACAGGCCACTGGTCAAGTTGGAATTGCCGAGGCCGACACCGCAACTCGAGCTTTCGTCACTGGTGTTTCAGCCACCGGTCAGGTTGGTCAGGCCACCGTAATCGGCACCGCAAACGTCTTTCCGAGCGGGGTTCAGGCTCTCGGGCAAGTCGGCCAAGCCCTCGCTCAAGCCGGGGCAAAGGTTTTCCCAACCGGCGTCACGGCGCAAGGCCAAGTTGGTTTTGTAAGCGTCTTGACAAAAGGTGTGTTCTTTTACTGGAACGGCTTTTGGTGGCAAGCTTATCCGGTTAAAGTGTGGAACGGCACAAACTGGGTCCGAAAACCCCTACGGTATTGGACAGGAACGGAGTGGAAGTAATGACGCCTGAGATGCTCTGGAGCGCAGCTCTTTCCGCTGTCCTCGGCCTTGTCGGCTGGGTTTTAAAAGGTCATTCCGACGAGGTGCAGCGGCTGCAGATTTTGCTCAACCGAACTCGCGAGGACATGGCGAGGGAGTACGTCACAAAGACCGACGTGCAGTCCAGCATGAACATGTTGATCGCGCGCATCGACAACCTCGACAAGAAGATTGACGAACTGATGCGGAGCCTTGCCAAATGAGACTAGCACTCGTCCTCTTGGTCGCTGGGTGCGGCCCTGTTAGTGTGTCGTCGGTGGCCTACACGACGGCCTGCCCAGAGGGGGACCGCCAGTGCGAGATCAGACAGAACGCGGAAACGCTCTATTACATGGCGCACGGCGACGCGGCCAACGAGCTGCTATGCTCCGGCGATACGCGGGACGTTATGGGTGCGCTCTGCTCTGTCTACTGACAGCCACGGCCAGCGCCCAAGTCAGCGGTGATCTGAACACCAACTCCGGCAACACCAACTCCACCATCGACAGCGGCAACATCTCGACCAGCGAGACCAAGAACTATAACGGCGCTGGCTCGTCTCCGTTCTCGACGCCCGTGCCGACAGCCGCAGCACCGACAGTCATGGGCGGCGGTGGCAATGATAGCTGCCTGATCCCGAAGCAGCAGGCTTTCCAGATCAGCATCTTTGGCCGTGCCGAGGGCAGCATGGAGCAAGACCCAGAGTGCAACCGCCGCAAGGACGCGAGGCTGCTCGGAACACCGCAGGAGGCTGGCGGGCTTGGCCTGCAGGTCAGCGGGATTTCGGTGATGTGCGACAACGCCAACGTCTTCAAGGCGATGGCCTTGGCATCAACACCCTGCCCAATCTATTCAATTGAGACGGGCAAGCTGCTGGTGGGCCGTGATGGCTATCTGGCCATGCGTGACAACCCGCATACCTATGTGGTAGGATATGCCCAAGATCGGTCCTTCTGGGACACCTTCCTTCGCATTGGAGAGGAACTGCCCGATGTCGTACCTCAAGAGAACAGTGGCCCTACTCTGTCTGAGCGCTTCCGCCGCTCACGCCGATCCGACGATAACCAATCTACAGGGGTCGGCCCAGACAATCCTTGACCAGCTGAGTGCGGCTCAGAGCCTGACGGCTGGTGCGACCTACTACGCAGACGACGGCAGCATCCTTGCTCCCGGCATCATGCAGACAGCGACCGTCACCGAGCAGATGCGGCTCGACTATAACTCTGACATTCAGGGGGTGATCGACGCGACGTACTACAACGCCGAAATCCTGTTTCAGGATCGGCACGAACAGGCAATGGTCAATCTCGATACGGCTGTGGATAACCTCGTTGCCGCGACTTTGGTTCTGATGGAGGTGCAGGCCGTCGCCAACATGGCTGCCAACGCTGAGACTGTGCAGCAGCAGATGGCCTTCCAGACGATCTTGACCAACAACGACATGACCATCAGCGCAGCCGACGTGAGCAACTACAACTCGGCCCTCGGCGCTGTGCAGACCTATGCCCGCGATGCTGGTGCCTTCTTGGCCGCCTCGCGCAATGCGACCATGACAGGTTCGGTGGACAACTACGCGGCCAACACCGGGGCCAGCCTGTATGGCGCTACGGTGGTTTACAGCGCCACGGCTGACATCATCAACGTGAGCATGGGTCAGGTCTACAGCATCGGCCTGCAAGGACTGCTTGGGTCCGACACCGTGACGCTGGCCGACGTTTACGCTGCCGGGTACGGTTCGTGAGCGAAGAGGCTGAAACCAACGGCCTGCGGATCGCAGGTTTTGACATCAAGGGCTGGTGGCTTGCCGCAGCCCTGCCCGTCCTGTCTGGTATCAGCGGCACGATCTACTACGGCTACGATGTGGTGAACAGGTTCTGGGGCGTGGAGGAAAGCGTTGCCGAAGTTCTGGATGTGGTCAGCCGGGTGCAGACCTTGGAGCAAGCAATCCAAGACAACGATGTGCGCGGCCTTGCACCGAAGCTGTCGGCGATCTCGACCCAGATGGGGACGATCCTTGAGCAGCAGAAAGAGTTGATGGACCTGCGGTCTAAGGTGGAGAAAGCCGAGGGCATCACTGGCGGCATCGACGCCAAGCTGGACAAGTACAGCGCCGAGATCGAAGACCTGTGGAAAGCGATGGACGATCTGATAAGGAACCCGATGCAATGATAAAGCTTGAGGCATATGTCTGGCTGGCCTTCGCTGCCGCCATCGCCGCGATCTTCTACCTGTCTGGTGACGGGTTCTATCGCTATCCCTGCCAAGACCCGGACAACTGGTCTGCGGTCGAGTGCACCCCACCCATCTGTCTCCGCACGGGCATGTGCGCGGACGCCCTGACAGGAGGTAATTGATGTCTAGCAAGAACGACCCTGACGTGATGGAAGCCAAGCTGCGCTACTTTATTGGCGTGGCTCTGACCGTGATCCTCGGCGGCACCATCTTCGTGATCCTCTACTCGCTGGTCTTCGTGACCCAGCCTCTGGGCGAGTCGAGCGAGAATGACCGCAAGTTCTTTGAACTGCTGACCCCCATCGCCTCGTTTATCGTTGGCGCTCTCGGCGGCGTGATGGCGGCAGGCAATGGCAAACAAAAGGGTGGCAGCAATGACGAGCCGCCGACACAGGAGTACACCGAATGATGGATTTTGGAGACGCAATCGTTGCCCTCAAGCAGGGCAAGCGCGTATCGCGCACTGGATGGAACGGCAAGGGTATGTGGCTGGAGCTGCAAGTTCCTGACGCAGGCAGCAAGATGACACTGCCATACATCTACATGAAGACCGCGCAGGACGATCTGGTTCCGTGGCTGGCCAGCCAGACGGACGTCTTGGCTGAAGACTGGGGGATTGCGGAATGATCGGACGCATCGTCGGGATGCTTGTTGGCCGCAAGCTCAAGGAAAAGGCCGTGGACGCAGTGCTGGATAAGGTGAACCTGCCGGACCCGGTAGAGAACGCGATCAAGGTCGCAGCCACTGGCAACGTGGGTGATCTGCTCGGCGGCATGGGCAAGGACATGGCAAAGGAAGCTGTGCTGGACGCCGTCACGAAGAAGGTGCCGATCAAGAGACCCAAGAAATGAGGTGGCTCGTTGCCCTGCTCCTGTCAGCAACCCCTGCGCTGGCCACACCCTATGAGATCACCAGAGTGATCGACGGCGATACGGTGGAGATTGCGGTGGATTTTCTCCCGTCGCCCCTCCCGCCCAAGCTGTCGATCCGTGTGATGGGCATCGACACGCCGGAGAAAGCACCCCGCGCCCAGTGCGATGCCGAGGCTGCTCTGGCAAAGAAGGCCAGCGCATTTACCAAGAACGCTGTCGCCAACGCCCTCGAGGTCGATATCAAAATTCTCAAGTGGGATAAGTATGGTGGCCGTGTGCTGGGTGACGTCTATCTGGACCACCAGAGCCTCTCTGAAAGCTTGATCTCGGCGGGCCTAGCCCGTCCCTACAAAGGCGAGGCCAAGTCCTCGTGGTGCGAATAGGAGATTTTGAATGACCCTTCTGACCGTAGACCAGCTGCGCGCGATGATCCCCACCAATAAGGAAATCGAAGCTTGGTGCGAGGAGTTGAACAAGGCACTGCCCAAGTACGGCATCACGACCGACAAGCGCATTGCCGCGTTCGTCAGCCAGTGCGCCCATGAAAGCATGGACTTCAACGCACTCAAGGAGAACCTGAACTACCGCGAGGAGACCTTGCTCAAGGTGTTCCCGCGTTACTTCGGCCCCGGCAAGCGCAACCCCGCAGAGTACGCCCGAAACCCAGAGAAACTGGCAAACTATGTGTACATGGACGAGAACCGCACTAGCAAGCTTGGCAACACCCAGCCCGGTGATGGAGCCAAATTTATTGGCAGGGGCCTGAAAGCCCTCACCGGCCGTGACAACTATACCCGCTTTGCCAAAGACTACGACATCACCCCGGAGGAAGCCGCAGAGTGGCTGGAGACGAAAGAGGGTGCTCTAGCCTCGGCTCTGTGGTTCTGGAAAACCAAGGGCTTGAACGAAGTTGCTGATGCAGAACCCGGAGACGTGGTGCGCATCACCAAGATCATCAACGGCGGGAACATCGGGTTGGCGGATCGGCAGGCGCGCTATGCTCGTGCCATGGCCGCTATGGGTGGCAAGATCACTGCACCTGCCGCCTCTGCAGTCCCATCGGGCGGCACCCTGCGGCGCGGCTCCAAAGGGGAAGAGGTCAAGAAGATGCAGGCCAAGCTAGGCCTTGCGGCTGATGGAGACTTCGGTCCCGGCACCGAGGCGGCCCTGAAAAAGTGGCAGGCTGCAAATGGATTGACTGCCGACGGAGTTGCTGGCCCTAAGACATTGGCTAAACTCCTCGGTTGATGTAAGATCGCCCAAACTCGAGGGGTGCAGACGTGACCGGACTGACCTATAGCACATATGTGACGCAGATCGCCGAGATGGCGGTCGTCGATCCTGCCGACGTGAACTTCGTTACGATCCTCCCGGCGATGATCGACTACGCCGAGTTGCGCATCTACCGCGACCTCGATCTCATGAGCACGTCGACGGCCTTCACGTCGCCGTCGATCCTGCTCAATGCTGGAAACCGAAACCTGTCGTTCCCAATGACCCTGCCAAACGGCTCGGGCAGCATCGTGGTTTCGGAACAGATCAACATCATCACCCCAGCTGGACAGACCGACCCCAACGGGGCAAACGCCTCGCGCGTCACGCTCCTGCCCACGACGAAAGAATATCTGGACGTCGTTTACGGCTCAAACGCGACCGCGTCTCGTGGGCAGCCGCAGTACTACGCTGCGTTCAACGAGAACCTCTTCTTCGTGGGCCCGGTTCCGGATCAGACCTACTACGTTGAAGTTGTCGCAACTTACCGACCCAATGAGATGTCGGCGGCTAACCCAGTGACGTTCATCAGCCAATACTTCCCCGACCTGCTCATCATGGCGTCGATGGTGTACATCTCCGCTTACCAGCGGAACTTTGGCCGTCAGTCGGACGACCCGCAGATGGCGCAATCGTACGAAAGCCAGTACCAGACCCTCCTGCGCAGCGCCGGTGTCGAGGAAGCCCGCAAGAAGTACGAAGGCCCCGCTTGGTCGTCACAGTCACCGACGCCAATCGCGTCTCCGACACGGGGGTAAGAGATGCCACACGCATCACTAAAGCTCATTCCCGGCGTCGACCAGAATAGGACGCCTGCCCTCAACGAGGCTGCGATCTCCGAAAGCAACCTGATCCGGTTCGTTCCGGACAGGAATGGTCTTGGGCTGCCCCAAAAGATCGGTGGCTGGGATCGGTACATATCCGAACCCATGACGGCTATCGTGCGGGCACTGTGGGCTTGGGCTGACACGAACGATCAGCGTTGGCTTGCAATCGGCGCTGAAGACGGGGTTTACTCTTTCAATGGCGCTGATGTTGAAGACATATCGCCTCAGTCCTACAACGCAGACCCCGCGATGGATTTCAACACCACTTCAGGCTCAAATGAAGTGGAGATTGACGACACTGGCTCAAACATCACCAGCTTCGACAGCATCTTTTTGTCGACCCACGTTTCAATTGGCGGTCTTGTGCTGTTTGGGTTCTATTCGTGCGAAGGGTCGACGTCTGACAGGTACTCGATTTTCTCTCGAAACGTGATCGGCCTACCGGTCAACGCAACAAGCACGGTCGCCGCCGGGGGCGCAACAGCAAGCTTCACAACGGCTACCAACTCTGCATCGGTATCCGTGACCCTTGCGGACCACAACTTTCAGGTTGGCTCGACCTACCCGGTTCTTGTTGCGACAACGGTCGGCGGCATAACGCTGTATGGAAACTACATCGTACGAAGCGTTACATCCAGCTCGGTCTTCGTTATCGCTGCCGAGAACGAGGCAACCTCTGCTGCCACCGTGTCTATGAACGGCGGACGGCCCCACATCACATATTATATCGGTCAGTCGGCGCTTCCTCCGTCGGTTGGTTACGGCGGCGGCGGTTACGGCGCTGGCGGCTACGGGACAGGTGTGACGTCTAGCGGAACAAGGACTTTTGCCACAACCGCAGCTACTTGCGTCGGCACCGTTGCAACCGTCTCGTTCTCCGGTCGCTACGACATCCCTGTTGACACTCAAATCACGATTAGTGGTGTCACACCATCTGGATACAACGGGACGTGGACAACCACGGCCAGAACCGTTGGCTCAACTTCGACCATATCCTTCACTGTTCCGTCCACCCTCGGGAACCAGACTGTCGCGGGCACCCTGTCAATCACCCGGTTCGGCTTCGCCGGTGCCACAGACTGGACGCTCGACAACTGGGGCGAACTTCTGATTGCAAACCCTGAGAACGGCGAGATTTACTATTGGAGCCCGACCGACGGCGGCCAGTCTGCAGTGGTCGTACCCAACGCGCCAAAGGTAAACGAGGGTTGCTTCGTGGCTATGCCTCAGAGGCAGATCATTGCCTATGGTAGCACCTTCTCGGCGATCAAAGACCCCCTGTTGGTCCGCTGGTGCGACATCGGCAACTTCAGCAGCTGGGTTGGGACTGTTGCCAATCAGGCTGGCTCATTCCGCATCCCCAAGGGTTCCCGCATCATCTCTGCTTTGCAGGGGCCGCAACAGGGTATCCTGTGGACCGATCTTGGCGTGTGGTCGATGCAGTACATTGGTCTGCCGCTGGTCTGGTCGTTCAACGAGATCGGCACGGGTTGCGGGTTGATCGGCAAAAAGGCCGCCGCCACGCTCAGCGGAACAATCTTCTGGATGAGCCAAAGCCAGTTCTTCTCACTGGGCGGCGGTGGTGTCAGCCCAATCCCTTGCCCGATCTGGGACGTGATTTTCCAAGACATCGACGAAGACAATGTCGACCGCGTAGTCTGCGCGACAAACGCCCGCTTTGGTGAGGTGACTTGGTACTACCCGACAATCGGCTCTGGGGGCATCCCCACCAAGTACGTCAAGCTCAACACCCTCTTGGGTCAGTGGGATTTCGGCGAGCTGACCCGTACCGCGTGGATTGACCAGTCGGTTCTTGGACCACCCATTGGGGCAGGCGAGGACCGTGTCGTGTATCAGCACGAAGTTACGCAAGATGCGGACGGCGCAGCAATCAACGCCTACATCCAGACAGGGTATTTTGCGCTGCAGGAAGGCGACCTGAAAACGTTTGTCGATCAGATGTGGCCAGACATGAAGTGGGGCCTGTATGGCGGCACCCAGAACGCTCAGGTCAAGATCACGTTCTATGTGGTTGACTACCCCGGACAGACGCCCAAGGTGTCCGAACATCTGGTGACACGAAACACAACCTTCATCACCCCGAGAATTCGTGGGCGTCTCGTTTCAATCCGGATTGAGAGTAACGATCTCGGCTCCTTCTGGCGTCTCGGGAATATCCGGTATCGCCTCCAACCTGATGGGAAATTCTGATGGCCTCGCTATCCGACATCCTCACAACGACGCAGAACATCGTGAAAGCGCTCAACCAGCTCGGCCAGACATATCTGGACGTTGAGGGTTCGAAGTCTTACACCAACATCACCACAGCAACGCTGGTGCAGTCTGGTCAAGGGCGGATCGCGCGGGTGATTGTTGTCGTCGCCGGATCGGGAACTGGGGCGATTTACGATGCTACATCGGCCACAGCCACCAACGACAAGCTTTTGACGATCCCCACCACCATTGGGGTTGGCGAGGCGAACATTCCCGTCAACAACGGCATCGTCGTCGCGCCCGGCACCGGGCAGACCGTCGCCATCGTCTATTCGTGAGGAACGACATGCCGCTCAAGCCCGGAAGCTCGCAGGAAACAATTTCCAAAAATATTTCCGAGATGGTTCACTCTGGCCATCCGCAGGATCAGGCTGTTGCGGCTGCCCTGAGCACGGCTCGTGAGGGCATGAAGCGCGGCGGTGGGATCAAAACGCACGAGGGTCCGATCCACTCCGCAGTGGCCGGTCGCACGGACCACCTGCCCATGCACGTCGCGTCTGGGTCGTACGTTATCCCCGCCGACATCATCTCTGCCATGGGTGAGGGCAATTCGATGGCGGGCTTCAAGGTCGCCAAGTCGATCTTCTCCGTGCCCGGCCCGTATGGTCAAGGATCAGGCTCCATGCCCTACGGTGGCAGCGAGATGCCTTACGGCCAGCCCGCACCCAAACGCGCTGCAGGTGGCGAGGTCGACGCGGTGCCAATCGTTGCGGCTGGCGGTGAGTACGTCATCCCGCCCAAAGACGTCGAGCACATCGGCGGCGGTTCTCTCGATCACGGGCACAAAGTCCTTGATGCCTTCGTGAAAAAAATGCGAAAAAAGGCCATCAGAACCCTGCAATCACTGCCGGGGCCCAAGAAGGACTAAACTGATGGATGACGTCGAGGTTCGTACCGGTGTGGAAGAAGACTTCAACGGTATGATGGCCCTCGCCCTTGCGGCGACACAGGAGAACGCGGTTGTTCCGCCCGACGTAGAGAAGCTTGCACTGGTTGTTTGGGGTGCGCTGACCCGCCAAACAGGCATCTGCGGTGTCCTTGGGCCCGTCGGTGGCAAGTTAGAAGGAGCAGTCCTTCTCAGCATGGGTGAAATGTGGTACAGCAAGGAACTGATCCTCGAGGAGAAGGCGATCTACGTTGACCCTGAATATCGTTCCGCCAAAGGCGGCAGGGCGCGGAAGCTTGCTGAGTTCGCGAAGATGACGGCAGATAGACTGAGTATACCCTTGGCGATTGGCGTTCTTTCAAGTTCTCGGACGGAAGCAAAAATTCGGCTTTATGAGCGTGTATTTGGCTCACCAGCTGGTGTATACTTCCTCTACGGTGCAAAAACTGGCCTCAATGAAGGGGCTGAAGGGGGCTCCTAATGGGCGGCAAGACTTCAACAACGACACAACAGGTCCAAATCCCGCAGGAGGTGCTTGACCGCTATAATGCGGTGAACGCTCAGGCCCAAAGTGTCGCCCAGACGCCGTTCCAGATTTACTCCACTGATCCCTCAAAGTTTGTTGCCCAGCTGAACCAACAGCAGCAGATGGGCATCGGCAACGTCAACGCCGCTGCAGGAGCCTACCAGCCGTACATCGGTGAAGCCACGGACGCTACGCGCTCCGGCATGGCTGCGGCAAACCCCGCTGATCTTGAGATCAGCAAATACATGAACCCGTACCAGCAGGACGTCATCAACGCGACGATGGCCCGCATGCGTCAGGAGCAAGAGCAGGCGCAGTCTGGCGCGCTCGGCACGGCGATCTCAAGCGGTGCCTTTGGTGGTGACCGCGCCGGTATTGCGGCGGCGAACCTCGCCCAACAGCAGGGTATGGCCACCGGCGCGACCTTGGCTGGTTTGAACGCACAGAATTACCAACAAGCGCTGCAGACGGCTCAGCAACAGCAGGGCCTGAACCTTGGTGCAGAGCAGGCCAACCTTGCTCGCCTTCTGTCTGGTGGTCAGCAAATGGCTGGTCTTGGCCAGATGGCTCAGGGCCTCGGCCTGCAGGGTGCGGAAGCGCAGATCAACGCGGGCACCCTCGGTCAGCAGACCGAACAGGCTGGCCTCAGCGCGCTCTACAACCAGTTCCAACAGCAGCAAGCCTACCCGTTCCAAGTGGCGCAGTTCCTCGCGAACATCGCCATGGGCACCGGCGCGCTGTCTGGATCGACCACGACCACCACGCAGCCGACCTCCTTCTGGTCAGATCGCCGCCTGAAGCATGACATCAAGCGCATCGGCAAGACCGACGATGGCCTGCCGATCTACAGCTTCAAGTACAAGGGCGACGACAGTGAGCAGACCCACGTTGGCTTCATGGCCGACGAGGTTGAGAAAGTTAAACCTGACGCCGTGAACACTGAGCCTTCCGGCTACAAGTCGGTCGACTACGACCGCGCAACCAAGGCCGGTGGCGGTGGTGTTGCTGGCCCATACGGCTCAAGCGTAGGTTCTCAGCCGGGCGCTGGGGGCTATGTCCCGCAGGCCTACCTCCCGGTTGGTGAGCTGATGATTGCTGACAGTTCCGGCCTCGAAAACGCCCGCATGTCCGCAGCCCAGCAGCTGGAGGCGGCAGCCAACTTCGGCAACAGCATGATCGACTTGAAGGACAAGTTCGGCAAAGGCGGCGAGTTCTGGGAGCTTTTTCAGAAGAACCGTGAAAGCGAAAACTCGCGCGGCGGCGTCGTTGGCTACGCTTCCGGCGGCCCGGCCTACCTTGAGGGCGGCCTCAAGCCCGCTGAGAACCCCGTGCAGAAGGAAGGCTATCTCTCCGATACGGTGAAGTCCCAAGAGGAAGCCAAGAAGAACCAGATCATGCAGCCGGGCTCCGCGCCGGGGCAGCCTGAAAGCACCATGAGCAAGATTGGCAATGCGGCGAATACCGCCTTGGCAGTTGCAAACCTGTTCGCCTTGTCCGACCGCCGCATGAAGCATGAAATTCGCCGGATCGGGAAAACCGACGACGGAATGCCGATCTACAAGTTTAAGTACAAGGGTGATGATCGCGAGCAGACGCACATCGGCTTCATGGCCGATGAAGTCGAGCGCAAGCACCCTGACGCCGTGATGACAGGCTCTGACGGCATGAAGCGCGTCGACTATGGTCAGGCTGACAAATTCTATCAGGGCGGCGTTGTCCGTCAGGGATACCGAGTGGGTGGTGGGCCGGAGGCAGAAGAGGAGATCATCCGCCGCCGCCTGATGGCCGGTGACGTGCCAAGACCCATGAACCTCGGTGACCTGCCGGATGCGCGGGTGACGCCCGCAGCGGAAGTAAGCCCGACGCCAACCCGCGAACCTATTCCGGCAGGCGATCTGGCCGGTCTTGCCGCCGCTGCGATTGGTCGCTCCGATGTAAGACCCACTGTCCAGCCGGGTCTTGTCCCCGCCGCACAGCCGGAAGAGCGCCCTGCGGCAATTGATCCGTCCGAGTTCTATCGTACGAAGATCATCACTCAGGAAAGTGGCGGCAGGCAATTTGACAGCAACGGCAATCCGCTCACGTCGTCTGCGGGCGCAATTGGCATCGGTCAGGTTATGCCTGCCACTGGGCCTGAGGCGGCCAAAATGGCTGGCCTCCCGTGGGACGAAGAGCGCTTCCGCACCGACGCGGATTACAACGCTGCCCTTGGTGAAGCATACTTCTTGAACATGTACGACCGCTTCGGCAGCCTTGATCTCGCATCCGCAGCATACAATGCTGGACCGGGTCGTCTGCGCAGTGCTCTTGACCGCGCTGGAGCCATGGGCGGAAGCTATCTTGATTACCTTCCCGAGGAAACGCAAAACTACGTTGCCTCCGTCACTGGCATGGGCTCGGCATCCAGAGGTGTCGCAGGTAACGCTGGCGGTGCGTCGGCTGGTGAGGAATACGCCGGTGGCCTTGGTCTCAAGCCTGAAAAACCGTATGGAGAGCGCAACGCCCTTGGCAAGATGTTTTACAATGACGATGGTAAGGTGAACAAAAACGCCTTGCTGTCGATCCTGTCTGGCCTCGGGACCATGGCCTCCTCGCCGTCTCTTTACCTTGGCTCGTCGATCATTCAGGGTATCGGCGGCGCGGCAAACACCTACGCTGGCCTTGAGAAGCAGGCTGCAGACATCCGTGGCCTCGATGCTCAGGCTCTCCAGACCACCATGCAGACCGCGAAGGAAAGCATCTTCCCTGTCGATGGTGTAAACATGATTATGACCGAGAACGGCCTTGTTCCGTTCTGGGATTTCCTCGACAACAGCCGTCTCTCCACCGGGGAACGCATGGTTGACGATATGATCCGCCGCGTTGGCATGTCTGCTCAGAGCAGCGGGTTCGACCTCAACAGCCCTGATCTGAGCGGGACTATAAGCGTCCCGACCGGCGGCGAAGCGGCCACTCCAAGCATCCCATCGAACGTGGCGTGGGGCGATGCTTCCCAAGAAGCTTTGGCTCGAGACCGCGAGATGATGCGGTCACAGCCCGGACAGTGGTTTGAGACGGTCAAGCAGACCAGCCAAATCCTTCCGGCAGTGAACGCCGAGCGCTCGGCGGCAATCTCTGGCAAGCCGAACGTCAACGAGATGGCCTACGTCGTCGGCTCCGCCATCAACGAGGGTAACATGGGGACGGCTGGCGAGTGGTACGCCAACAACATCGTTAAGCCTCTGGTGACGTTCCTGCCAGAAAACTGGACGGCTGACCTCGGGTCTCCGGAGACCCAGAGTGCCCTATTGGAAAAACTTGCCACGCTTAGCGCGAGCGACATGACGCCTGAGCAACAGCGCGCCGCGTCCGTCTTTCAACAGGTCTCCGCCGTTTACCCTGACCTCAACATGCCCCCGGATGCCGCCTCGGCCATCACGGCATCGGTCATGCTTGCCAACCAAGAAGATATCGACCGGGCCAACTACTATTCGGCCTACCTGTCGCAGCAGCCGACCGGTCGTGGATCATTGGTTAATGCGGATGCGGCCTTCGGCCAAGAATACTCGCAACTCCACCAACTGGAAAAAGCGAACCTTACGGACCTCTTCAAGATGGCCGACGATCCGACGCCTGTTGGCCAAACCGGAAAGACCAAGGGCGACTTCGTGAAGGAGTTCCTTTCGGACGTCCACTCTGGCAGAATGTCTCAGGAAGAGGCGCAGATGGCGTTGTCTGCCCTGCTTGGCACTGAAAACACCTCGCCGGTCCTAGCCCGGTACTTTATTGGGGGAATGTGATATGGCCGATCTTGACTGGGGTGCTGCATCCGAGTTCGCAAAGAGAACCCCATCCCCGCAAGGGGGTGGTAGCATCGCGGACAAGTATCGGGTTCTGACCGACCCGAACGCCCCGACAACCACTGAGGCACCACCTCCTCCCGCTCCCGCGCCCATGATGAACCGCGCGGATGTCGCAACAAGACTTCGCCAAGGTCGCATGCCTGAGGGCGAGATCAGCGCCGCCGAGTACGCCAAGATGCCGTGGAGCGAGTACCTGCCACGGGTCGCGGAGAACATCGGGCCAAGCACCTACAATGCTCTTGAGGGCTTTGCTGGCGCGGTCATGAACCCCATCGACACTGCCACTACCATCGGCGAGATCGGCTACGGGCTTGGCTCTAAGGCTGTCGGCGCTGCCGGTGAAGCCATGGGCTACGACATCGACCCGACTGCTAAGGCTGAGCGCGAGATGATGGCCGACGCCTTGATCGGCAATTACAAGCAGCGCTACGGCGGCGGCGAAGAGGGCCAATTCTGGAAGAGCCTTGCCGAAGACCCTATGTCTTACGCAGCAGACATTGCAAGTGTGGCCTCTCTGGGTGCGGGCTCAGCCTCCAAGCTTGGTCCCATCAGCAGGGTTGCTACAAACCTTGACCCCGTGCAGGCTGCGCTGAACCTCACTGGTAAGGCAGCGACCACCGTCGGAAAGCTTCCCCCATACGCCTTGATGGCCGCCCAGTCTGCGGCCAGCGGTGTGCCTCTCAAGACGCTTAATATCGCTCGCGAGGTCGGCCTGAGCGGTGACCCCGCAAAGGTAGACGCCTTCATGACCGCTTTGAAGGGTAACCCAAACTTCACGGGTGATGTTGCTCAGGGTCTGGAAAAGGCAATCGACGACATGGCCGAGGAGGCGAGCAACGCCTACATGTCGTCTCAGGCGACAGCTTTTGCTCGTTCTCAGCCGGTCGACATGACTGCCCCGACGGCAGCTCGTGAAACGCTTTACAACATGCTGAACCCCAACACGGTTCTTCGGGCACCGGTTACTTATAAGCCGTCTGATATTCAGGCGGCCAACGACGCCATCTTCCAGATCGACAGCGCCTTGACGCATCCGTCAGACACAGGTCGCACCATTCAGGAGCTGGATGTCGTCAAGAAGAACATCGACAAGCTCACGAAACAGATCGAAGACCCGAGCCTGCGTGGTCGCGTCAACGATCTGGCCGCAAGCCTTGTGAACTCCATGGCTGATACGGACCCAGCATATGGCGACATGATGCGTGGCTGGCAGGAGTACAAGCACCAGCTCAACAACGTCCGCAAGGACTTTGGCACATCCATGATGTCCGACGCTGGTAGAGCAAGGAAGGTCGCAAGAGCTTTCAACAGCAAGTACGGCAATGAGATGTTCTCCAAGCTGGAAGGCACACCGTCTGGCCAAAACCTTCGCTACTCCATTGCCGGTGACGCGATGAGCGACCTCCTTGGTGAGCGACTGAACTCGACGATTGCTGGCCTCGGCGGCCCGTTGGCTGCACTTGCTTTTGGCGCTACTCACCCCGGCATCGCTGCCGCTGCAATCCCCGGCGCGCTGGCATCGTCACCTAAGCTCGGCGCGTACAGCCAGTATGCTCTTGGCCGGGCGGAGCGGGCCATCAACGATCCCATCAGCCGGGCGCGCGGTTACGTCACTGCGCCGGTGTCGAACGTGGCGTCTCAGGTGGGCGCAGCAGTCGACGAACGCGAGGGTCGCATGTCCGGTGGTCGGGTGGGCATGCCGCACGACAAGATGGCAGATCAGTTGGTCATGGCCGCAGAACGTGCTAAGAAGGGTATCAGCAAGGGGACCGAAAGCCTCCTCGACATGTCTGACAACCACATCGCACACGCCTTGGAAGTCGCGAACAGGAGCATCTGATGGCAACGACCAACAAAGACCTCGATCAACCAGCTCTAAACTCCACGAACTGGGACGTCCCCCTGAACGCTAACTTCGGGGTCTTGGACGCCGCTCTTGGCGGCAACACCACCAAGAGCGTCACCGGCGTTGGCACCACGCCTGTCGTCCTAACCACAGCAGAGTACCAAAAACTGATCCTGACGTTCACCGGAACACTGACGGCAAACGTCAACTACCAAATCCCATCTGGGGTTGGTGGTCAGTGGATCGTACGAAACGGAACTACGGGTGCCTTTACCGTCACGATCTCCAGCGGTGGCGCTGGAACCACCTTCGTCGCACCGCAAGGGTTCGCGCGAACTGTTTACTCAGACGGCACGAACATCCGCGCTTCTGATGATATTGTCGCGTCCGTCCCAGACGCGAGCGTGGCCTACTCTTCGGGCGGCGTTCTTACGGGTTCGACCGGCCTGACCTACAACGGAACCGCTCTGGACATCACAGCGACCACTGCGGCGACCAACACGGCGACCGAAGTTCTGATCCTTGACAGCCAGTCGAGCGGGACGCCAGCAGCTGGTATTGGCACGACCATGTCGTTTGCTACAGAAACCGCCGCCGGGAACACTGAAACCGGCATGCAGATTTCTGCAATCACCACCGACGTTGCTTCGGGTTCAGAGGATTTTGATTTCGTCTTGCGCCTGATGGCTGCCGGTGCGACCGCCGCTGAGATTGCTCGCATCACGTCAGTCGGAGCGATGACGCTCGCTGGGAACAATGTCATCACAGGGCGCTCCGCCACTAACACCGCAGTGCAACCCCTTACCTATGCCGGTATCACCACGACAGCGGACGCGGACGGCACCATTTCGAGCGGCACTTACACCCCCACACCGGTCGGCGGTAACATGAAGACCATCACCAATGGTGGTGCCTTCACTCTTGCAGCGCCATCTGCCGCTGGGGATTACACGTTGGTCATCCAGATCACCAACAGCGGGTCAGCGGGTGCAATCACCATGAGCGGCTTCAACAGGGTGACCGGCAACCCGTTCACAACCACGAACGGGCATGACTTTTTCGTCTACATCACAAAATGCAATGGCTTCACTGCGGCAAACACGGTGGCTTTGCAATGACCTTCCCTCTGATGCCGGTGATGCCTCAAAATTCGGACGGGGCTGCGACGGTGACTTATGTCACCTCGGCGCGCAGCGGCTCAAACACGTTCACTTATACCTTTGCGGGCACCGCAATCGGAACCGCGTCGGCAGACAGGCTTGTTGTCGTGACCGCTGCCATTAACCAACTCGCATCGGGATCATATTTCATTAACGCCATATCTATCGGTGGAACGTCTGCAACCATTGCCGTAAGAAGCGCCTCAAACACAAACTGCGCTATAGCATACCTCCTCGTTCCATCAGGGGCGACCGCCGACATAGTGGTGTCTCTGGCTGGCGGCGGGACACCCGGTCGCTGCCAGATCAGCGTGTTCAATGTCACCGGTTGGTCTTCTCAGGCACCCACTTCCGTTGGGTCTACGGACGCAACTACTGGGACAACTATCTCTGCGACGACAAACTCATCGTCTGGTGACAGCGTTATTTCGGTGTGCTTCACCTACGCTGAAGTAACCCACAGTTGGTCCAGTCCGATGATCGAGGCGTTCGACGCCGTAACTGAAGACAGCAGCGCATCTTCTGCTTATGCAAATGGGCTCAACATAGGGCCTTTCACTGCAACGGTCACCAAGTCTGCATCGTCGCAATCGACGATGAGCATAGCCGCGTGGAGTTAATCAAATGCTGAACCTGATTAAAGACGGGGAGATTATCAAGCCAGTACTTCCCGGCTCCCAGTTCCCTCTCCCCAACGGTGACGTCGTGTCTCCCGCCTACGCGGGCTGGTCGAACGGCGAGTACGAGCTGGTCGAGGTCGCTGTGGACCCAGTCCCCGAGCCTGAGCCCTACGACCCGCGCACCGACATGCGGCTGTCCTTCGCCCAGATGCTGATCGGCCTTGTCACCGAGCAGTGGATCACTGAGGCGGACGGGAACGGATGGCTGACCGGTGTACTGCCCCCGTCGGTGGAGGCGACCATCAACCTTGTCCCGGCAGACCAGCGCTTTGCCGCCAGAGCCCGCGCTACGCGGCCCTCAGAGGTTCTGCGCCTCGACCCACTGGTGCAGATGATGAGCATGGCTCAGGGGCGTTCTCCTGAAGAGGTGGACGACTTCTTCACGCGGTACGCCGACGTCTAAAGGTCGATGACCCAGAGACCCTCGCCGTTCGGCTGCAGGGACACGTTGCGAAGGCCAAAGGGGATCACATGCGCGAGCCTCCTTGGGATCGTGACCCTGACGGAATAGCTGCGATGGCTTGCGCGCCGTACAACGAAGTCGCCGTCGGGGCCGAACTCAAGCGCGATCTTTGACCCGCCGTCGTGATAGACCGACACGCGCTCGCCCTTGGCCATCTCCACCGGCATCATGACGTAGGCGATATCGGGGTTTTTCCTGTTGCGGGACACGCAGGGGACAGACCGTCTGGCCGCCTCTTTGAAGTTACTTCCCATCTTTTTCCACGTCATTTTACACCAGCCTTTTTTCAAGTTTTGCCGGGTAAAGGCGTCATGGTCAAGGTCAGAGCTTGACCTTGCCGATGTACATGACGTTGATGATGGTCTCCCCGACGCTGTAGTATTCCGTGCCGTCAGGGCTCGTGACGGTGCCGCGCTTCGGCGATGTCTCACCGGCGCGGTAGTACTCCTCGACCTTGATGAAGTCGCTTTGGTCGAGGAGCTCGTGCATCTCGGAGATGGTGTTGATCCCCTTGACGGTGCCGACCACCATGTGGGTTGGGGTGCCACTGCGGGCATGCATGTTCATGGTAAAGAAGAATATGGTCACCCGGTTTTCCTTTTGTTGGCAGCTCCCCTCACTTAAAAAGGTAATTGCCGAGTTTTTCCAGCGTTGCAAGGGTGGGTGTCTCCCCCTTACCGCTCGCGATGTATCGTACGGTGTTCTCGTGAAGGCCCGATCCGGCGGCCACCTTAGACAGGTTCCGGTCGTCTAGAGCCAGACGAATGCGCTTGAGCTGTTCGTCGATGACCTCACGGACGATGTCCGCTGGTAGTTTTTCGTGTTCGGACATTTCTGGTGTCTCCAACTTAACAATTTGCGTGTTCACATTCGCATATAGTGACAGGTGGCGTCAAGGGAGGGCGGGCATCATCGCTCACTGTCACGCTTGATCCGCTCGATGTCCTTGAGGTTGCCCTCGCACATATAAACGATGAGGTCGTACTGGTCCTGCGTGACCCACCAGCCGGGCAGCTTGCGATACCCGGCATCCCTCAGGGCCCGTGCAGCTGGGCTGTCACTCTCGCCCCGGCTCATAGCGACGTGATCTCCCCTATGTGGATCGGCCTCGGCCCCTCGTTCCACGCCTCTATGGCATCCACCATCCCGTCAGCACAGACGTAATGGTCGCAGCAGTGAATGCGACACGATCCGACGAATTCGTACTCCTCGGGCGCGTGGATGGTCACGGTCGGCTGCTCACCGCAGGTCGGGCAGGGCCTCATCCCTGATCTTCCTCCACCAGCCTGCCGTGCGTGATGTTCTTCTGGCCCCGGACCTTGGAGTTGTCCCACGTCCAGCACTCGCCGTCGCGGTCGCCAAAGCAGACCCAGAACAGGTTGTGCTCCGGCCCATAGTCGATGACGAGGTGCGCCAGAGCGGGTCCTTTGGGCGTGTCCAGCGGGATCGGTGGGTTAAGCTGTAGGATCATTGGCTGCCCTCATGTAAAGTTTCTTGGCCCCGGCCCCGCAGGTCGGGCATTTGGTTTCCCGCACCAGCTTGGACAGCTTCTTCACGTCCATCGGGAACACGTCCTCGGTGGAGAAGTTGGTGTTGCACTCACCGCAGAGGAAGTGCATGCGCTTGTCTAGGTCAGTCATGGCTCTCCTCCTTTGTTCAACGCGCTGTCAGCTTCGGCCAGTGTTTCTGCCAAATCGCAAACAGGAACGCCGCGTAAAATTCTTTCTGGAACAGAGCGGATGCGGCCTAGTGCAGATTGAAGCGCGTCCCGCTCCTTCTCAAGCTTGATGTAGTCGTTCTCCATCATGCAGGCTTCTTGTTCTTGCAGTTCCAACTCATCTTCCGCAAACTTGGCGTCCTGACGTGCGGCGGCGAGTTGTTCGGTCAAGGCTTCGATGCGGTCGGCGCGGACGTATTCGATGCAGGGCTTGTCGTTGAGCGTCTTGCCCTCGCTCCAATCGCCTTCGCGCCAAGTCGCCACCCAAATCCGTTCTGGTGCGTCACTCATAGCTCTCTCCTTTGATCTCTGCGAGGGTGGCGCAGGAGATGTCGCGCATATCTTTGAATGCTTCTTCCACCTCATAGTCTTCGCCCCAGATCATTTGCTCATCGCGCTTAGCAATGGCGAGCAGCCCAGCTTCCGCCTTCGACAGCTTGTCCGTCAGGGCTTCGATGCGGTCGGTGCGGACGTATTCGATGCAAGGCTTATCGTTCAGCGTCTTGCCCTCGTTGTCGTCCCAATCCCCCTCGCTCCAATCGCCTTCGCGCCAAGGAGCAACCCAAATCCGTTCTGGTGCGTCACTCATCGTCCACCTCCCTCATCTGCTTCATCAACGCTGGCACCTTGCGCCACTTGTAGATGCTTGGCGCTGATACGCTATAAAGAGCCGCAGCCTTCTTTACTCCGAAGCGCGCGGCAGAGCGCAGGGCCTCAACGCGAAGCTGGTCGGTCAGCCCGTAGTCTGGGTGAAGCCCGGTCATACCCGTGCCCTCTCCCAAGCCAGCCGCCCGATGCGGTTGGACAGTGTCTCGAGGTCCTCGGCGCTCAGGTCCCGCTTGTCGGCCAGAGCCGTGTAGACCGCGTTGCAGGCAGCCCTCGAGGGCATCGAACGCACGGCGTCTATGACCATCACCCCACCGGCGGCGGACGTCTTCATGTCTCGGATAAACGGCACTTCTGTCTTCTTCATGCTAAACATATCATCATCCTCAGTGGGTGGTTGTTTTGTTGGCGGCCTGCTCATCGTGCATGTCTGCAGAAAGCCGAAGACCACGCGAGATCGCCTCGCTGCCGATCCCCTGAGACATCCCGTAGGTGTAGACCGTCGAGATGAGGGCCGAGATGATCTCGACTTGGGTGTCGAGGTACGCGGCGTGGATGGTCAGCGTCAGGGCGCAAAGCTCTGATATGTCCATATTGTCCGGCATCGCAGCCATGACGGCCTCGAGGTGCTCTTCTGTCATGTTCTTGCCAGCGTTCATTCTGAGGCTCCCGTTATCTTCTCTGAAAAAGTGACCTTGTGCAGGTCGTTGTAGGCTTCGCTCAAGATCAAGATGCAGTCCCGCAAAGCGTCAAGCATCACGACGTCCGGAACCGTCAGGTCGACGCCCGGGTCCCACTTGACCTCTCCCTCTTCGATCCACTCATTGTATTTTAGGGTTGCAAGCTTCATCACGCAGCCTCCTCTGTCTTGGGCCACCCCATCTCACGCAGGTTCGCCACGACATACGGCACCAGCGCCGTCGATGCCTGCGCCGCCTTCTGGGCAGCGTCCTTGGGTGGCTCGACAGGCAGGTACTTGTGCAGCTCGACCTCAAGCATGTCCTTGGCCTGCTTCAACGTGCGGATGCCCGCCAGCATGGTGTAGAGCTTCTCGCGCATCGAATTGCGGGCCTTGCCCTGCTCTTCCGCGCGCCTCACGGCCTCGGCCACCGGAACTTGGACCTCGTTGAGGAGCTTCTGGGTGAGCTTGCCCTCTTCGCTGTGAAAATGAGGGCGGTTCAGGTAGAAGCTTGAATAGCTGTGAGGGCCGCACCAGTAGATGTTTCCGATGTTGCCAGTGCGGCTGCCAGAGGCTATGCAATGGCGCTGGGCCAGAAACTGACGCAGGTCCTCGTTGTCGTAGACGGCCTTCACCTCGTCCGGCATCAGACGATAGGCGGCAGCCTGCACAAGGTCACGGATGATCTTGCCGTAGTCAGTCTGGGGGATGTCGGCCATGATCTTGTTGATGATCTCGGCCTTGTGGGTCTTGTTGAGGTTCACGATTTTATCTCCTGTTCAATGGGGAGCACAGTGCACTCCATGCTGTAGTCATAGTCGAGGCTGTCGCCGATGGGGCGCATTGCGGCTTTGCAGGCTTTCTCGGTCAGGAACGGAACACCGTAGATGCTCCCCTCCAGCAGGCCGCCGTGCATCGTGATCCAAAGGACCGCCATATAGGTCATGCTGATTTCTCTCCCTTGATTGATTTTGACACCCACGGGGGCATCGACAGGCTCACCGGAACGCTGGGCAACTTGCCCTCGATGGAGGTGGTGACGCCCCTGTTCGGGACGTACACCGTGATCTTCTTGACCTCAGAACGGCGGGTCTTCATTGGGGTAACTCGGCTTCCATTGGGGTGGGGCATAGCAGGCTGCTCTCTCGGTTGGTTTTGGATGAGCAATGATGCCCATCTCGATCAGGTGGCGCTCGAGGTCGGTCATGATTGTCTCACACCTCCTCCTCGATCATGAGCTCTTCGCAGTCACCGCAGATGACCCGCATGCCCTGTTTAGCCCACGCCTTGGCGCTGCAGCATGGGCACTCGCGCTTGACCTTCGACAGGTCCTTCTTCTTGGCCGCAGTGGCACCGGCGGGCTGCGTGAAGTAGGGCAGATCGAACGGCATCAGCTTGTCGAACGCGGTCAGGAAGTCACCCGCCATGTCGATGTAGTGGGTCATCTTTCGGCCGGTCTGCTTGCCGCCCGGTGCGCCGGTGTCGCTCGGGATCAGGCCGACGCGCTCCATCAAGCCAACCCACTCGCGGTTGTGGTGACCCTTCTTGCCGGGCTTGCCGTACTCTTCCTGCTCGAGGTGGGTCATCTCGTGCACCAGCGTGGACAGGACGTCGACCAGATCGCGGCCCATGGTGTTGGGGTTCAGGGCGATCTCGTGGGTGGTGTCGCCATCGGCGCGGTGCTTGAACTGCTCGGGCCAGAAGTAGCCGTTGGCCTTGCCCTTGCGGGTCAGGGTGAACAGCACCGGCGGCAGGCGGTTCTCGAACAGGTGCTCGTTGAAGTGGTTGAAGGCCTTGTCGAGGCCCTCATAGGTTTCGGCGGTCGGGGTCTGGTAGTTGGTCATGGTGATTACTCCGGCTGATAGTTGATGGCGTCCCAGACGGGGACTTTGCAGTCGATAGGGGCGATGTCGCGGCGACCCCGCTTGTCGATGCCGATGCGCTTCCACTCGGCCTCGGCGGCCTCCAGCGTGTCAAAGTGCATGATCTGCCGCCCGTAGCTGGTCCAGTATGCACCGGCGCGGTGCTCTGGCTTCATCAGGTAGACGTGGTAGGGAACGACCGGGTCGCGGCCGTTCCAATCTGTGGTGGACATCGAGCGGATCACGAACATCACAGTTTCTCCCACGAGGACTTGTGCTTGTCGCCCTGCCAGCCGTGGCCCGAGGACGTGTCGCTCACGCGGACGGTTGCCCAGCCGTGGTCGTTCCACTCGGTCAGGCGCTCATAGGTCGCGACACCCTTGT